TGGTAGTAGTCGTCGTCGTGGTAGTAGTCGTCGTCGTGGTAGTAGTCGTCGTCGTAGTAGTCGTCGTAGTAGTCGTCGTCGTAGTAGTAGTCGTCGTAGTAGTCGTAGTAGTAGTCGTCGTAGTCGTCGTCGTAGTAGTCGTCGTCGTAGTAGTCGTCGTAGTAGTCGTCGTAGTAGTCGTCGTCGTGGTAGTCGTCGTCGTCGGCGCAACGGTGGTGGTCGAGGTCGGCACGCAATAGCACTCACAGTCTGCTTGAGTTGGGTCAGAGCAGGGTTGCCCTTGATAGCCGCCCGATACATATGTGCATTCATAAGAAGACCCCGGAGGACAAGAGGTCGTCGTCGTTGTTGTGCATATTGTGAAATCATCACCATATTTATATCCAACTATATAATCATGAGGCCACTTTCCATCAGCACTGCTTGGATCATCATCCGGATGACCACACCCTCCCACAGCGCCCGTAGCGCTTTCTCCAACTACAGTTAGATAATAAGTCCCCTCTGGCAATGAAACTTCAATTCGCTCAGATCCAAGTCCATCGCTATCAGTGCAAGCTACATAAGCTGTGTTCGGTTCCTCAGTGACATCCCCAGTGGTCGCATCAAGCTTATGAAGGCATAACTGTATATCAAATTTATGCATACCTCCGGAACAACTATTCGGAACTCCCCACCCGCTACAATCTCCATCGGGGCCATTATCGCAAGCTGTAAATTGGAATTTTTTATTAGCTTGAGCGGCGGCTACGTCGAACTTCCAAACATCAGCACGATTCCAGCCCATTAATGTTTGAATGCCCGTATCTTGCCAGCCGCCACTTGCATCCCACTGGGTTGTGGTAGGCAAATTCAAATCGCTTGCGTCCGTCTTATAAATGTCTACTTCGTTACATTTAAAATCTTCTGGAACGCTTGGAGGTGGCGGACAATTATCGCATGGCCACCATCCTACAGCCATGTATCCAGCGTCACTACGGTGTTGTTGCGCGTTACTTAAGTCATTCGCATTAAGTCCCGCATCGGTTCTTCTCTTCAACCCTTCCACGCCGGACGTGACCCCCAGCGCGAACAATTCTCTAAGCTGATCTGGCGGATATTTATTATTCACAGCGCTAGATGTCGGATCTATGGAAACGTTACACCACAAAGGGTCAACAACAACGAAACACTTGTATGTGTCAGTCTTTTTGCCATTATTGTCTACTCTATCTGGGTCATATTTATCACAGGGCAATAATTCACCCTTAAACGTCTTCATAGGATCACCCAATCTTTTGTTATTATCTACAGCAGGAACAAAAGGCCCTTGTTCAACTATAGCGGGCTGCGTATCTCCTTTTGCATAACGCTTGACATCGCCTACGGCGGTTTCCCAATGCGTATCTTGCTCCCCCCATCCAGCAAATTCTAACATCCATCCATTTTCCACGTTTTGGGTCCATGTATCCGCCGGGGCTACGCCAGCCGAATCATCACGACGACACACAGTGCATACGTCGCCCATTTGCCAATCCGTCTTTCCATAGCCCTGTAGAATAACTGTACGAGTATCCCAGAAAGGAAATCCTGATCCACACTCAACATCGTTGGTTGTTCTTTGGGGCTGACTTATTTCTGTACACGAAAGGCTATATCGTTTATCTCCATACGTCCATCCTGCGCCCGCTACAGTCGGATCAGCGACAGGGTTAGTGTCAAGAGCATGACTTTTATAGCGCACCACCCAATCAGTTGCTTCATCGGGAGTAGCGCCTATAGGAGCGCCCACCATCTCATCGTCTTGGTTACGGTTTGGTCCTGCGTATGGAAATGCGCAAGCGCATTTGGGATCTGACCAATCAGAGGGGTCGTTCTCGTGCCCGGGGGGCGCTGACCACAATTTAGTATTTGGATCTTGATTCCAAGTCGTTGGGGTTCCAAGTCCATATCCCCTGTATTTATGTATCATTTCAGCCTTGGGATCGCCGGGGGGGTGGACAATATCCACTGGTACAAAATCGTAAGAAGGAATTCCCAATATTTCGTTTACACCCGGATTCCAATCGCTCGCACTAGTAAGGGTTTCGTTACCCTCGTTATGGCTCCAAGCTTGACTATGTCCCATTCCGCCGAAAACAATATATTTTTTATTATTTCCATTTGTATATTGTTTTATGATTTCAGCCCAATGTCGATTAGACCCTCCATTTAATGGTCCAAAACAACCCGCGCAATTTCCGGCTGTAGCTATATACCCTCTGTTGCTGGCTGTAAGGATGGCATTGTCGATACTAAGCGCGGTGTTGGGACCGCCCATTTCCAGACACTGCTCACTGTTGTTGAAGTCACGGTTACAATCTATTGGCACTACTTCGATTCCGGCGGCAGCCGCATTTTCTACAAATTTATATAGCCATTCGTATCCCCAAGGTTCCCAATTTGCCGCGTGGGGCCATGACGACCAGTAGTGACTGTTTGTGGCTTGGTTCACTCTACTGTCCCAATCTACGCCTCCGGTCATCGTATTGTTTCTTAAAACCAAATCTCCTTGACTAAAATCTCCCACACTTGATCCTTCAGTCGCGAAAAAGTCGAACGCCCATTTTTTGTCTGATTTACCCATCTCCGTGAATATATAATCAACGCTAATAGGTATGCTACCGCTTGCTATGTCATTCAATAGATCGTAGGCGGTCATTGTGCCATGGATTTCGCCAATAAAAATTCCATTGTGAGCTTGAACGTCGTCAGCCATTTTGCTTATAATGTTTGCTCCACCACATACTGTGGCTTCAGAGCTAATTATTTGGCCTTCGCAAACGCTCATATTTTTTTCATCAAACCAACCATAGCCAGCTTGTGGCTGCGTACCGCCCGCCCAAGTGCTCCCCATGTAATTAGTATCAAAATAAGCATAAAATTTTTCTACGACCTCTGCTTCATCGTCTATTTTTGCTTTACCGATGTTCTCGACCATCATGGTCTCCACGCCAGCCGCGAAGTTGAGCGTTACAGAAATACCCCCCACCGTACCCATCGTTCCTTCTCCGCCATCAGGAGAAGCGGGTTCAGTTAAGCCTGATGTTGGTGATGGTGGAGTGCCGTGTCCTTCAAAATCATCCTCACTCGCTAAGGCTCCCGGGTCCCCCCCACTAAATCGACTAAAGGTAAAAAGGCCAACTGTTCCCGTCTGCGGGCCATGCCCTATATTTACAATGCATTTTATTGGCGTAGATAAGTCTCCATGTCTACGGACTTTGAATTTAATTTCCTCTCCTTCTTGAAATTGCTTAAGACCTCTTGGGGGCATAAAGTAGTCCGAAAAAGGAGGGGGATCTGTGATAGTGTTGGGAAGGGGATCACTATCTGTATCAAAAGTAAACCAACTAGTCATACACGTTGGTTCCTTAAAAGTTTCTTGGAGCATATTTGCTCCACCCATACCTTGTTTCGCTCCTTCCTCTTCACAATACTGTTGGCCAACATTGTTTGGTACATGCCAATGAGTATTATCATCGGTGAGCCATTCTGGAAGCCTTACTGGTTTAATCGTCTTACCAATAATTTCTACAGGATCAGGTTCAGAGGTGTAGAGGGGGCTGCCATCTGGTTTGGTAGCGGCATACCATCGGTACGGCACGGCAAATATATTATGATTACCGTTTATCGCTTGAGCGAAATCCCTATCTCGAAGACCTCGGCTTGCTTGTGGCTGCGGGATTGACTGCTTATCGTGAGGATGAGGATTAAGGTATATCGGCCTATTATACGTAACTCCGGCTCGGGTAAATTCTTTTAATTTCGGCCCCTGCATTGGAGTGCCTCGCCACTCATCCACTAACGTTCCATCTTGACCTGAAGGTCCGGGATCATATCCGTACTGCACACCATTTTCATCTTTACATAAATATCCAATGTAACAACATTGGTGATCTGAACCAGAGATAGCATCGGTTGGCGTTACTACTGGCAATTGATATCCATCCACGGTAGCGCCGTCGCGCACTTGAGCACCGGGACCATTCCACGTTGCTTTTGGAGGGTTAACAAACCAATCCATTACAATGTGAGTTGCATCGTTCCCCCCCTGTGGGGTTTGCATGCCATGCGTGGGTATGTCAAAAGTAGCTGGCATTACTCTGTGTTGATGAAAACTAGATTTAATTCTATCTTTCTTGCCATCTAAAGCCTGTCCGGCGTTGAATATAGGATCAGCGTCCACAATTTCCCAACCATCTTCCGCTTGCCGTTTAACAAAAGTAAAGAAGCCAGACCCAGAAATGTTCCATGATAACGAAGTGTCTTGTAATAGCATAGATCTATACTGCCACTTAGAATTTACTGGACCAGATAAAGCATTCGCTTTAAGAGCGTTCATTTCTAGATAATTTGTGCCGACAGGGTTAACTACAACGTCCTCATCCCAACAGTTTTTTCCAACATATTCACACCAACTGAAACCTCCCGTCATGGAGGGGCTAGAGCCTTCGTAAACGGCCAGATTTTTCCACCCCGTGGTATATTGTGTTTGACATTCTCCATTATTGGTGGGAGGGCAAAAAGCTTCTAACGTAGCGGCACGAACATGCAGTCCAGTGAAATATAGTCCTGTACTCGCAGGAACTGGAGGCATGCCGTTTTCAGTTACGTTGATCGCTCTTCTTTCATCGATGGCCATATTGCTCGAAGGCCGCGCTGCCCCGGCGGTGTATCCAGCATGAATAGTATTCCAACTCGCAGTACCGGGACCAAAAGTGACAATGTTATCTTGTAGGTCTGTATTATATGCTGCCATACATGGTCTTCCTTGAAAGCAATTACAGTTAACATCATAGCTCTCGATAGCCTTGCTAGCGCAGTTATTATCGTTATTTACAAAAATTACTTGTTTAGTTGCGTAATGAGAAAGAACCTCCGCGCCGTTTTCCCATTTATGAACTTTTACGGCTTCGTCGGAGTCATTGTTATCCCATTGAAAAAATGTAGGGTTGTGCAGGGGAGCGCCAAGGACCGGATCGCTTTTTTTATTGCCGGGAAAGAAAAGCATCGGATCTACAACATTACCAATAACATTGCCGTCTGCCATTCCTATGTTATTAAAAATGTGCATATTTTCACCGGGACCACATTCGCCCGATTCATAACAACAAGAATCATGAACTTCTATCGCCTTATGACTCTGAGTCCCGTTTTGCCCCACAACCCAAGGAGTACCCAACTGACTATAGGGGCGCGTATCTGTTTCGTCGGTAGATTGATTTTTAACAATCGTGCTTACTTGGATGGTTATTACCTCTCCATCATCATTTTCTAATTTAATTGCTTTGTGTTTCGTTCCATCATTTGGGTTGTTTGTTACGTCTAGAAGAAGGGCGTCAATATCTGAAGCGGTTACGCCACTCCCGGCGGCTCCCGCCGAAAAATACCAATACCTAGGCGTCCAAGTTCCATTTACATCTTCTCCCTCTACATCACATCTATAAGCTTTATAAAAACCACAATCCGCAGTATCAATTACTACATCACCGCTAGCAGCATCAATATGCCATCTCACTGTTGGGGCTTTGCCGTTACTACCAGTGACAGTGCCGCCATCTATATTATTGTTTGGCGATTTGTTTGGCCCCATTGGATTATATTGAGCCGCAGTAGTATCTCCATAGTTTTCTGGGTAAGGGTAACCCCAGTTAAACCTCAAAGGCCATGTGCTAGCTCCCTCCGGCCCGCCTTTTCCTGATTTATGAAAAACGTTGGGCAATTGCGCGGTATTAATATTATCATAATGAGGAATTCCTTGGTCCTTTGAAATGGTGCCTTTTTTTATTATTATACCGTCAACAGTTCCATCTTCTAAGACTATGTTATGAGTATTGTTTTTTGCTTCTAAGTCTGCCCAACTAACTCCCGGTGCAGTAAAGTGAACCTTAACACTTACTTCATTATTTGGGTCGTTGGGATCTGTGATCGTTTCTCCACAAACTACCCCCGTATAGTAAACGGGACAAAAGTTACAAGTATCCACATGTGTGCCGCTAGAATCATTCGTATCATTGTCGGTGTCTTGATAAATAAATAAATGTTCAGCATTAACGCCCGCTTGTCCGGGCGTAGTTGGGTCAGTTTCCCAATTGTAAGCCGCTGCATTGAGTGAACCTAACTGCTTTCCATTTCCATGATTAACGGTGATAGCCTTAGTCGCTATGGCTGTGGAAAAGGGCGCACTATCTACTAACGTATTTATCTGTGCAATAGTGGGGGTATAATCGACAGCATGAGTTATGTTGCCATGCCTTGGGTCTCTTACGAGTTGTCGCAATCTAAGAACATGCCGGAGCATGTCATTATCTTTTTCCCATTTTACATATTGAGCGTTTGGAGCTTTATCAGCATGAAAGGCAAGCTGCTTTGGGTATGTGTTATTACCGTACGTAAGATGACCAAGGTTAGTGTCAGTCATTGGGGATGCAAAATTATACCTTTGAACGCATGAGTCGATTGGCTGATCGGCGTTAAAAAAATCTGGATTGTTGGCTGTTTTTAATCCCAAAACACCTGTGGTGTTTTCGTTAACGCCGTCGAATTTAAACAATATTATATTTTTGTCAAACATTCCAACGCCTTCTGATGGCTCCCATACAATAGTCCCATCGCCTTGCTTGACATTTAAAATTGGACGCTTAAATCCTATGTAAACATCTTTAGCCAGTGTGTTGATCCAGATCATTACGACTGCGGTAATACCAATATTGTGATTACCTTGCGGCGAAATTCTCCACCCCACTATGGGTTCTTCTACCCCGATTAATAATTTGCTGGGGCTACCGTTCGATAACGGAGAGTATCTTTCTTGTATTTCTGACGACGATAAAGTTGCAAAATCATTTGGAGAGGCTCCGGCGGGAGCAATAGACTTTACTACAACTATTTCTTCATTTGAGCCATCAACTATTTTTAAGGAATCCCCTACTCGTATATTAGCGCAATTTCCGTTAGTACAATCTATTTCAAAACTTGTATCTCCCTGAGAAATTTCTTTCGCTACTCGACCCCCTTGAGATGTTCCGCAGACAAAAACATAATTATTTTCATCTATATCATCAACTAAACTAGGAGATATTTTATATTCTATTTCGCAATTTGCTTTTTCAGTTATTTTTGTTATCCTGTGGTAATAAGTAACAGGGTCAATGTCAGGATCGAGCGAAACTTTAGTAAAATAAATACAATCACCTTCTTTTGCTATTTCTGTTAGAGAAGCTCCGACAGTTTGATCACAAAATGTTAAAATATTAGTATTTTTAGTCGCAAGCTTTCGTGTAACTCCATAAGAATTTCCATTTGACTGATCGCAATTATCGGAGGTACATGCTGGCATATCTTCTATGTTTGTCCCCCAAACAAATTCATCACACCCCGGACATCCGGCAGACCCCTTATCTCCTTGATAACCTTTTCCTGCGTAAGATCCAGAAATTCCTTGGTATCCTTGATACCCTGCTTCCCCTGAGGCTCCAGCAATACCCGCTCCGCCCGGAACGCCTTGATAACCTTGATATCCATGCCCTTGATAACCTTGGTATCCAGCGCCTTGGTAGCCTTGATAACCTTGTCCAGCGTAAGCGCCAGAATCTCCTTGATAACCTTGGCTGCCTTGATAGCCTTGGTAGCCTTGAATTCCTGCGTCACCTTGGTAACCTTGATAACCAGCGCCTTGATAACCTTGGCTACCTTGGTAGCCTTGATATCCTTGAATTCCTTGGTCTCCTTGATCTCCTTGGTAACCTACAGCGCCCCAGCTACCAGACATACCTTGGTAACCTTGATGTCCCACTCCTTGATAGCCTTGATACCCTTGATAACCCTGATGCCCTACTCCTTGGTTGCCTTGATAACCTTGATACCCTCTAAGGTCGCTAGTTCCATCAGCGCCAGTCATTTTTAATATACCACCCATGTTAGGATGAGTAGTACAGTAATAATGCATATTTTCGTTCACCCCATTAGGTACATCCCACATCAAATATGAAGAACCATCTCCATCTGTTCCGGATTTAACTAACTCGAAATTAGAAATGCCTGTGTAAGTGCTGTGGCTTTGATGATTTCCATCTTCCCCCGTAGACAAAGAAAAAATATGAGTGCTGTTAGATGGGTGGCTTAAATTGAACTTATATTTAAAATTAGGTAAAAGCTTTAAGGTGGGCTGTTGAATATTGTCAATATAATATCTTCCGGCATTTACGGTTACATAAAATTCAATTTCAGCTACGCCCGGATTACCTTGGTGGCCCTGATAGCCTTGATAACCTTGGAATCCTTGGGGGCCAACATTCCCAATTATTCCTGCTACGCCGATATCCCCCTGATAACCCATGGGGCCTTGCGGTCCGGGCGCTCCCGATCCTGACCCTCCGCTTGATGCTGTTCCGCCGCCGGAAGAAGTTGAAGATGTAGACGAAGAACTAGACGATCCTGACCCAGAAGAATAGATCTCGGAGTTGCTATGTAAATTTGTTATGACAATCGGCATTGTTTTTAGCTATAAGTATCAGATGAAGTTACTTGTGGGCTAATTATTAATTTTCCTCTAACGATTTTTTCTACGTACCCTGTTCCAGACAAATCATATTTTTCTATATCATATACTCCTATAGTTACAGGCAAATTGTTTGTTTGGTTGGGGGTCAATAAAATATCCACGAGCCCTCCCGTAGCATCGTGGATTATCGGATTTAAATTAAGAATAATGTCTGTGTCAGAGTATTTTTGTTTTACTACCCCTCTTATCCCGTAGTTGGTTAAATCTACCGCATTATTATTGTCATCAAGACAAGAAATCCTAATGTTAAAAGACGAACCTTGAGTAACGTTTAAGTCTACATTTTCCCCACTCATACTTATATTATTTACACCTGAGCGGAGAAAAAATACTTTTTTTTATTGCATTATCTACCTTCTCCCAATATTTTCTTTAACTCGCTTGAAGGTTCGGAGTTTTTTGGGGGGACGATATCTGGCTTTCTATATCCAGAAATATATCTTTTAAATTCATAAATTAATTTTTTAGTAATAGTTACCCTATCATCCACAGGAATTAGTCCCATTTTATGAGCGTGAGTTTGTAAATCAGAAGTATTCATAGCATCTAGCTGCTTGATATAGTCATTTACATCAGTAGTACCATATTTTGTATTTCCCTTGTCTCCCCATATTTGATCAAGAGTCGTCGGTTGATATTTCTCCTCTTTGCCGTGGGTTTGGGAAAGGGATTCTAATGGCTTTTTAGTTTTTTTACTAGCTTTAGCCGTCTTTTTTGATGTTTTTTTCTTTTGTGCCATAACTTATTATATAAGACTTAATTAAAAAAGCAAATATTTAAACAAAAAATCCCCGCCCGAAGGCGGGGATAAGAGCTAATTGTCGTAATAACGAGATTACACAATCAAACCGAGGATTGCACGAGCGTCGATGCAAATACGTCCCTCTTCGAGGAATCCGTAAAAGCCAGTCTTCTCAACACGACTTCCGTACATGTTGAACTGCTCATCAGGGAGAGCCCTGAATGTGCCGTCGCCTCCACTGTCATGCTGACGAGCAACAGGACGAATGAATGCGCCACGGGAATTATCAATACCTACAAGAATTTGATGAGTATCAACATCCCACGCTTGCGATCCACCAGTGTTAGAATCAACGTCGTCAGTGATTGCTTCCAAGTTATCGGTAGCAGAAGTGACAGCTAATTCACCGAATAGCTTGTTGTACTTCTTGCTAGCGCCAAACTCTACCAACTCAATGAGGTTAACTCCATAGATGGACTGCATACCAGCGTTACGATAGATATCTTCACGGATATTGTCAGACAATGTCTGATCGAAGTCCTGACTCGCACCAGTGGTATTGATCGGGTTGTAAGCAAACGCCCGAACTTTCTCCATAATCTCAGGGCTGACATATAAATCAGTGATCCCGTTTGAGTAAGGGGCAATCGGAGTGTTTCCGGAATAAGATTCGTTGAGTCTCTTATTGAGAGTCATCATCTTATTGAGGTCAGCTAAAACAAAGTCGCCAGTAGTGGTTGCGCGAGCAACGTGCTTGAGACTATTTGTTTCTGCGTCTGCTAGGGATTTCATAACTACTGCCCAAGCATTTCTTTCCTGCTTGATTAGTACCTCGTTAGCCATTCTTTCAATGGCTTTGCTGATTACGTCAAGACGAGCACGACGAGCATAACGCTTGTTGAAACTCACAGCCGAATCTAAACGATAGGTTGCGATCTTGACTTCTTTCATACCCTCGACTTGCGAAGTGGGTAGACCACCAGCCATATGCTGACTCCATACGGTTACATAGCCTTCGCCTTCGCCGTAATAAAGATCGAGAGGATAGCTAGGGCTATCGTCCTCGTCAAACTGAGAGTCAACAAAGATATTGCTTGCAGTTCCTGCGGTAAGCAAAACCTTCTGAATAACTGGTCCAAGAAAAGCTGCAAAAGCTTCCTGCGCCTCGCGAGCGGTGGAAGGATCTTTCGATCCCATAGCTTTAACAAGTTCTACTTGTTCTGGAGTATTTTTAAGTTTTAATTTCATTATATTAATTCTCCTTAATTAGGTTTAGTTACCGTTAGGGGTAATATCTAGTTGTACCAGAACCAAATTCCCTGATGCCGGGTTGTTACCCAAAGTAGTTCCTACGATTGTATCGGAAGTACCAATATTCAATGAAGTCCACTCACCGTTATTTGCAACAGTAAGAGAGGCTCCAGCGTTAAAGGTTTCCGCAGCAAGTGCAGCACTTTCCAACAAGAAAATACCACGCGTTACAATAGGAACGGCTTGGCCGGGAATTACAGCTTCCAACTCAGAAGCTTTTCTGGGGTTATATTTAAGTTGCTCACCGTTTTCGTCAACAACAGCTACATCATGTAGCAGCATTCCGATAACGGGACCGTTAGCATCAGCAATTTCTACCTTGGCTTTTACACCGTAGCGCTGGCTTGTTACGTTCTGGGGATCTAAAGTCCCAGCCGATTCGAGCATAGAAAGCTCGTCGTCATTGTGCCATCCGGCGCTCGAAAGCTGAACGAGCGTTCCCTTTGTTACTCTCCCATCCCAAGATGTAGAGAGATTTGGGAAACCGTCCACGTTGGTGGCTGTGTCAAGGGCGAATAAATTAATAACGTCCTTTTCATCATAATCTCTAAATGGTCTTAAGTTTGCCATAATATGTTTTCTCCTTTAAATAATTATTTAAGTTCAAACTGGTCCAAATCAAAAGCTTTACGGTACTTGTCCATAAGGCTTTCGTCCTCGGCCTGAATGGAGTTAGGGATTTCGCCATCAACCTTTTCGGCTTCATCAACCGCAGTTTCAACAACGTTTTCCTTCACCTCTTCTTCAGAAGCTTTGGTTTCTTCCAGTTTCTTATTTTCTTCAGCCTTGGCCTCTTCGGCTTCGGCTTGAGCTTTGATCGCAGCTTTTGACTTACTTTTCAAAAGAACTGAAATTTTCTTTTGGTAAGATTCAAAACCTTCTTTATCCATATCTTTAATGTCAGAAGCAATGACTTCACGATCTTCATCGTTAAGTTCATATTCTTCGTCGAGCAAAGACATGCGCTCGTTGAATTTAGCTTCGGCTTCTCTTTTAGCTTTTTCTTCTTCGAGGTCTACCAAAGTTTTTTCAACTTCTGTGAGCTTCGTTTTGAGATCTTCGTGTTCCTTGGAAAGGGTTTCACGCTGCTCTCTTGACTCTTCGAGATCTGCCTTGAGCTTGTCGCTCTCTTCGGCATATTTCTCAGAGGCTTGCTTTAGCTCTTCCTCGATAAAGTCAGCCACAACAGAAGCTTCGACTGTTTGCAACAAGTCGTTAGTTATGTCGTTTACTGATTTTATTTTCATAGTAGTAGTGTTCTCCTTTGAAATTACATTTTTTTCATCGTTTTGTGAAATATTATTGATCTTTTCTGGGGTTTTTGCTAAAGTTTTTTCTTCTTCTTTATCTTCCGTTTTCTCTTCAGCCTTAGACTCTACGATAACTCCCATTACGTCTGCCGCAGGATTTTCAGTTAAGCCAATCCCCAAGGGAACAACCTCTCCAACAACCTGTCTATAACATTTTGTATTTTCATCTACCTCTTCACTTCCCCCAAAGGCCTTTAAGCGATCTTGAAGCTTTTCAATATCTTCTTCTCCGGCAATTATTTCTCCATTTTCAATGTTTTTATCTTCATTTTTTAGTAAAATTATATTAAAATCTGAAAACCCTAATTCCCAGCTTGCAGAAATCGCCATATAATTGTCACTAGTTGGATCGCTGGCTTCTTCAATTAATTCAGCTAAATCATTATTAACAACTTTCCAAAATACTCCTCCCAAGGTAATGTTAAAAGGTCCGGTGTCCTTAGAAACCTTTTCTAAGTCTAATGGTCTGTCTGTTCCAAATTCGCTAAACCCAGCAGTTAAAATAACTCCTACGACTCGCTCTCTATTATGCTCAATATTAATTGGCTTATTTACAAAGTTCTCGTAAATCTTAGCAGCGGTCTCAGTATCAATTACATCCCCGTTCTTATTGACCCGATTTACTACGCAAGCATTAAAGGCTATGGGTAAAAGGTCTACGTTTTCGTCGGTGTCAACATTTGGAATAAAATCGCCAATATCGGCAAGAGAAGCTAAGGCAAGGTATTTATCTTTCTCTTCAGACACTAAAGGTTTAATAGTCGAGCTAAAGATTGTTTTATATTTGAAATCTTTCATAATTAACCTTTACCAAGGACGGCGCATACCTTCCATAAGTTCTAGCTGATCGGGGGTCTTTTCTAGAATATCGCCCTTCATCCAATTCATGCCTTCGTTTATAGTTCTATAAGCGAAAACGCAACCCAACTCATCTTCTTCTTCGCTGGGCTTATCGTTCGCCCTCATCCTTAAGGCTCTTATTTGTCTTACTCCAATAATTTCCCCTTGGCTCCCAAAGTGATCGCAATCAGGGTTAACGTTTTCTACAATATCTCCAACATTAAACTTATTCATACCCATCATTTTACGAGGTCCAAACGCATTAACTTTATTCCAAAGTTCTGAATAATCTTTATCTTCAGAAGCGTGAGTTCTGTCGTCATGGCCGATTGGATGATCTACTTCTCTTAGCTCTACAGCATCAGGAACATCTTCCATGGTTCTATTTGAAGAATTTTGAGGTAATTTGACTTCTTTTTCTGAAATTTCCCATTGCGGGTCAGCAGCTACGGTCTCTACTTCTGATAATTCGGGAAGAACTTTTAAGAGACGAAGTTCGCAGTCAAAATTTGTAAATTCATCTTTACCTTCATTACCCCAATCATAACCTAAAGCATTTAAATATCTTTTAAGTTGCTCTTGACTGGAAAAAAGTACTTTTACAAAGGCGTCATTTTCGTCTTTGGCAAAAAGCGCATAACCATCTCCATAAGGAAAAGGCTTGTGTAAAACATCTTTTTCTTTCATTTGTTTAATATTCTTTGTGAAATCAATATGCATATTTTAATCTCCCCAAGTTGGTTTTATCGGCTCGTATTCTAAATAAAGATCATCGGGATCTTCATAATTATAATCTAAATTTTTTTCTTCTATTTCTTTCTGAGCTTTTTCAAAATCTGATTCACTGGGAACCCAAGACTCGGATATGTCGATAAAATTTGAAACAGTTTTACAATTTAAGGACTCCAATTGAAGTTCGGTCATGGATTCGGATGTTTTGTCGTTAGCTTTTTTGATCATCTTTTCCCCCGCCTTAAGCCTGATAAACATATTCACCCTTGCTAAGGCTGATAGATTAATATTGTGAGCCCCCTCTTCTTTTGATAATCTAGCGGAATGACAGTATACTTTTTTAAGCTGAAGCATTGTTAGGGAAGCGTCATTTTCGCTGGAAAAAGCACCAGCTTTGTCTTGGAGAAGATCTACAAGTCTAGTGGAGAAAGATATCATATCTTCCTCTTTTTTCTGAGCCTCTTTTGGGGGCTCTATTTCTATGCCTTCAATATCTAATTTTTTCATGAAAAAAATCTTCCCTACATATAAGGAATACACTATTTCTTAGTTAAAATGCCTAATATTTTTTTAAAATATTTACCTTATTTTTTGATAAGGTATATTTCCTTAATAATCGTTTGTTTTCCAAAAAAAGTTTTTATATTTTTATCCACGGGGAAACACATCCAATGGTAATTTAAGTCTCCCTTTTGCTTAATTAAAACTAATGCCGTATCCTCATATTTGTTTAGATCCTCTAGCGCTTTAATGTTGACGATAGTAAAGCCATTTTTCTTTAAAATCTCTTTTAATTCTTGGGGGAAAGTTATTTTCCTTGCGTCACGCACAAACACAGACATCAGATCTCTCATAAGATTGCTGCAAGATTTATCGCTTTGAATTATGTGGCTTATAGTTTCGCGGGAAATATTGACGCCGAATCTTCCGAAAGCTTTCTGAATTGCTTCTGGACCACAGCTATGAACGTGGAGTGGGTCTAAATTTGATCGCCTCAAATCTTTGACATACGCGGGGTCTCGGGAACTTTTCAATAATCCGCATCCCGAAAAGAGAAATAAAAAAGCTATTAGGATTGTTGTAAGTTTCATCCATAAAAATTACACCTTATTTTAACAAGTTTAGTAATTTATTTGGATACTTAAAATCGTATATATTTTTAAAAGCGATTATTTTGTTAGACCCCCGATAGTCTATATGCGAATTAAAATCTATGTCTTCCAAAAGATTAATTAAATCTCCTTGTGACGCAGGATTTTCTTTTGACAAGTTTTTTATTTCCATGTCTAAGGTTTTTATGTCCTGCTTGAAATAATCATAACATTTACTCCTGTAGGTTAAGATCCTATAAAACGCATCTGAATTTTTTTCTTTATATAAATTCAAAAGTTCTCCTTCGCTTAAGAAAATGTCATGATAGATGGAGGAAGCGTAAGTTATTAAATCTCCCGTGCCAGAGAAGTCTAAGTCAAAAATTCCAACCTTATCAAAAAAATCTCTATTTACCACGGATGGAGATTTGTGTTTTAGTTTATTATTTAATCTTACTAATTTATATTCTTCCAAAAGCCAAGAAGCTTTTTCAGCCCAACGGTTGTCTGATATTAATAGATCATTATTAAGCCAAGCTATTTTTTTGTATCGCTGCGGAATCTTTGAAGAAAGTACGTTTAGAGCGTTTCCTTCTATCAAAGCTGGTAATAAAATCCTTTCTAAAAAATAACCTTCGTCACATATTTTTGAAAGCTTAGGTCTTTCTCCCTCGGGAACAATTTCTATTGTGAAAAGGGGAACGCCTTGAGATTCTAACTTTTCCTTAAACTCAATGAAGTTTTTTACTTTGCTAGAGTCATTGCAAAAATCAAAGAAGCAAGTTATTGCGGCGAGATCATTCATTTAGCGAGTAGCTTAAATAAGCTGGCATTAAAACCTGATTAACTAAAATCTTCGAATATTCGTTATCACTTTGAAAATGGACTCCTTCTTTTATTCTAGATTTGCCGACTGTTTCAGCTATTCTTAAAAATTCTTTTTCTGCCGCAGGGTGAAAATAACCACAGATATTAGCAGCCAAAAAGGCAGACGCAGTATGACCGCTTGGGTATGAGGGGGTATTTGCAGTGCCCTTGTTTTGCATTTTTTTATCAAAGTTTATATCAATCTCGTGATATTCAGACAATTGATACGGCCTTGCTCTTTTGTAAAACATTTTCATCCTCATAATGAAAACATTTACGTCTTCCATTACTTGGGAAATTTTATATTCTTTTTTGCTATCTCCTCCGTATATTTTATCGCAAAAGTCTGTAACTATTCCATCAGGATAATCATCACATTTTTTTAATAAGCTTTCTGATGGAGTCCACTCTTCTTGAAATGATTTTATAAAATAAAGCTCTTCTTTGGTAGAAGTGCTAGAATTTTTTGGAGGTTCAATAATTGGAACTTCATCAAAATTGATTTTCAAAACTTGAAAAGAATTATTGGCTTGTTTGGATAACTCTTCCCTAGTTTCTTCGTAAGTGATTTTATCTACATCAAAGGCGCGTATCTTAGATGTAAAGTCAATTTCCATAAAAGCCCTTATCTATAAGTTGGATTATTTAATCCACCAATAGCGGTAAAGATCATTAAGTTCGGTTTATCTCCACTATAAATCCCTCTATGCACCATACTTCCTTGTCTAAGTATTCTGTTTAACTGGTCAAGCGCTTGATCAATATGGCTCTGGGGAAGTTTGTCTAATATTTCTTTTCCAGCTATAACTATAGTTCCAGCTACGTTGCCCGTGGATATATCCACGCTTCCAGATAATAAACTATTTTTTAGATTATCTCTAACTACTCTAGATAAAGCTACAGGATCTTCCCAGTTTTTAACGGGGGATACTCCAAAAGCTACGGTCCCAGAATCTAAGATCGTTTTATAATCGTTTTTATCGAAAGATGAATAAGAACTATCTTTGCTGGAAGTTAAATTGTATAAATTAAAAAGTCCAGCCATGCTAGAATTTGCGGTAGTCCAAAATTTAGATATAGGAAGATTGGGGTATAATTGACTTATTTTTTCGTTATCTAAAATTATGAGGGGAGAAACTAGCCCCTTAGCTTTAAGATTATTAACTTGAGCCAAAGCGCTTACCGCGTTCTGGTGAACCTTTTGCCCTTCCGATTTTCTCGGTAAAGTTAAAATCACCCCGACCTTTTTCGAGCCAGTGTTTAAACTAACTTGAAGATCATGGGCTGTCTCAATTAGCGGCCCAACGGTTCCTGATCCAGAACCTCCGCCAGCACCAGCACAAACGAATATCCTATCGAATTCCTCTCCAAAAGAATAACGCATAAAATCTAAAACATCTTCTTTCTTTTCTAAAAATTTTTCTCTAGCCAATTCTGGTTGTTTGCCCGCGCCACCGTCGCCAATGCAAAGCTTATTCTCCAAAGAAACAGTGTTGAGATCTTGTTCTGCCGTATTAAGAACGGCGACTCTATTGTAACCCAAGCTCTTGAACGTTTCCGCTATTCTTGACCCGCCTTGCCCTGCTCCAATAAAAGCAAACTTAAAAGAAACATTAATATCGTCCTCTATGACATTTTTGTATACAGCTTCTTGTTCTTCATTTGGCTCAGGCATAACCATTCCATCAGAAAAAGAAATATCCACATCTTCATTGTACATATTTTTAATTTGATTGTCTTTATCTAGATTTTCTTCCATACTATTTTCCTTCTTCTTTAATTACACTATGCAATAGAATACTGGCCATAAAAGTATCAACCTGATGTTTTAAAGCAATTTCTTCTACTTGTTTTAATTGTTCCTCGTTATGGTCCGTGGGGGTAACGCAATATTTTGATACTGACTTTTTCCATTCTTCTGGTGATTCATTGGCAATAATAATGCTGCTAATAGTTTTTGCTATTTCTTTTTGTTGCTTGGATAGCCTTTTCTTTTTATGTATTTTTCTTAACTCTTTCTCCACTTCTTTTTCTAAGTTCTGAGATTGAACTATATTTTCGACCACCCTTGTATAACTAAAGCTCTCTGATGATGCGTTCCTTTCTTGAGGTATACCATCAGTCCCTTCAGGTCTTCCGTTATTGGGGGAAGTAGTTTGGCTTTTCTTTGGGGCAGCTTTTTTAGGGTTAGCTTTTTTGTTCGGGGTAGTAACAGATTTCCTTAATTCGGGATGAGCAACTTCTTGAGGAACCCATTCTTCCATCGCTGGATTTTCTACTGGTGATCCTCCGACTAACGGAAAGTAAAGGCCTTCATCCCTTTCGTTTATATATTTTTTCTGAGACTCCATTGAGTCTTCCTTATTAGGGAGTCTGTTAGAATTTAGCGCTTCGAAAAGTTCGTCAGGAGTTAGTAATCCAAGCTCAGCCATCCTTGTATATACTCTATATTTTTGAGTATTGTCTCTTAATAAAATTTCTTCAAATTTTGGAACAGGGTAGTTTTTAAAACCAAGACTTTTAGAAACTCTTTTAATTTCTGGAAGAAGAAAATCGTTTATGAAAGCTTTTCTAGCTTGGCGTAATCTAGCTATAAATACTTCAACCTTGGAAGAGATATTCGCAAATTTTTCCCCGCCCGAGCTTCCTACACCCGTAAGCATGTTGTTGAGGCCAGAATTAATGTCCGCGTTTACAACGTCATATTTTTTGGGGTCAAGAATATCTTGAACCTGAGGGATAACGAATTGAGCTTTAGTCGTATAGTCTGCGATTAAAACTCTGCCCACAGATTGGTTCTCAAAAAGAGCTTGCATTTTCATTAAGTTTTCTTGATTGATGCCCCCCTTGTCAGGTTCTGCGCCCATGGTAACCAAAAGTATGGCTTGCTGTACTGTCCTTGTAATAGCCATGTCCATTCTTTTTAATTCTGCTTTATGATTTAAATCTTCCAACACGGGGTAACCCATGGGAACGGAGTATGGCTCGTAGTCTTGTTTTTTATAAAAGACAGCAAAGAATCTTTCTCCATCTAATTCTATCGTAATTGAAGTAGAAAGCGGTGAGCTTTTAATTGCCTTTTTAGTTTGGCTAGGAAGACTTTCATATATCTCCCTATCTTCTTCTGTCTTAGGATTCCTAATTTTTTCTAGCTCGTAGTCTGTAAGAACTTTGTGATATTTTTTAGTATCATTAAAATTCAACGAGCCAGCTATCGATATATCTGCCGGATTCAAAATTACATACCTATACGGAATTTCTACTTTTGTAGATTTACCTCCAAAGGTTTGGGTAATTTTTTTAACGTCTGCTGGTTTTAACTTAGCGTCAAACCTGTAAAGAAAAACGTTTCCTGATCTATAATATTCTCTAAAAAATCTATCTTGTAAGTCCCAAAGATTTAGCTTTTCAAACAAAGATTCAAAAAAGTTCCTAGATTTTTTGCTGCCCCCCTCAAAATATATGCCGCTAGTAGAAAACTCGGTCATTAAATCGATAGTGTTTCTAAATACTGAAAAATTATAATAAGCTTTCTGGCATAAAATGACTGCGTCTCTAATAGAGATTCCGCTTTGTCCTGCCCCACTATAAGTTTTAAAAGGGATAAGCCCCTTTTCTATATTTGAAAATTTGTCTGTTCTTTCTATAGAGCCAGACTTATTTCTTCTATATCTAGTGTCTGAAGAATGAGCTATGGATTCGTAAGAAGAGGCGGAGGAAGTCATCAACGGTTCTCCAGAGACCGAGGATGTGGATTTCTTCCTTGTTCTGCGCGTCTTTTTGGGCGCGCTCTTTTCGTTTCCTTTACTTTCGTTCATTTTTTTTAATTTTAAGTTATTTTTTTGTTTAAAGCTTAATTTTAATTACACCATTCTAGGAACAAAAGTCCCACTTCCTTCGTTTAGTTTATAATTTTGCATGTCAAAGTAACATTTTACCCCCCAATTAGCAAGAAGCAACCCTGTATAGTTATCTTTTCTAGCTCTATTTGCGCTAGTATTTCGCTTTAAATGCTGGGGTAAATCAAAAGTTTGAGTTCCTCTAGCTGTAGTCTTAACCTCGACCAACGCGCATTGTTTTTTAACTTGATATACTAAATTATCTTGGGACTCTATGAATTCACCAAGATTTTCTTCGTTTACATGTTTTAAGTTGATTTTATACATGCTTTGCTTATTAAATTCTGATCCATTAGCTGAAGTCCTAGAGGCAAACCATATTTTTTTATAATCTATATTAGCCTGAAGAAGCTCATTTGCTTTTCTGATCCAGTTGCTTGAAAAAACTTGGTTGATAATTATCTGATGATTTTCTTTATTGTAGGCTCTTTTCATATCTCTCACTTCTTTAGTATAATCAACGCCTTCTTTTTCTGAGTTAAATTCTATCGTTTTTAAATTAAGTCTATTATCTATAAATAGCTTGGAATTGTTAGCTGCGTCGATAAACATATCTGCGCCAGCGTTATCAATGCATATTAAATCAGGATTAAAGCTCTCAACTATGTAGTGTAAATATTTTACATGATTGTTTAAATTACCTAGTCCGGCATAGTTATGAACTAATGTAGCCGTTTCTTTTTCTTCGTCCAACTCCATTACAGACATAGCAAAGTAATCTGCGCTTGGACTATCACTCATGTTAGGGTCAATTCCTATTACATATTTTTTATCACTTTTCCCTTTTATTAGTGTTGTGGGTTCTTCTCCGTCTGGAATGGTGCAGTTGTGCATTTTTATTGCACTAAAATAACTATCGCTTCCATCAGTAAACATAGCGCAATACTCGCGTTGAAAAGAAGCGTTAGATGAGCCTCCATCTTGAGCAGCTTCAATGACTGTTTGATCTATCATATGTTCTGGCAACGCTTCGTACCCCATTTGTGATATGAAATAACTAGATTCACTAACTTCTTTTTCGTAAATTTTATTCGTCCAATCTGAATAAGTTTTATATAAATTTTCAAACGTATAACTTGCAGAAGAAAGGGCTATCATTTTGCTATCATTGTCAAAAACCATCCTCTCTTCTTCTTTTAGGTGTCCGGACTCAATTAATTTATCTTCCATTTCTCTTATTTCTATACGCTCTTTCATGTTTTGGGGCGCAACCAAGAAGGGCATGAGAACGGTATTGATCAAATCTTCAGGAAGCAAAAGATACTCGTCAAGAAGAAGTACGTTAGCGCGAAAACCACGAATTTTTTCTCCGTTAAGTGGAATAGCAGTTATTGTGCCTCCGTTAATTGACCATTCAAATTGATCATTACGCTTTGCTTTTGCGCCAAAACATTGGGCGAGCAACTCTGCGCCCTTAGATTCAACTAGCTTTTCTAAGTTATTGAATATAAATCTAGCAGTACGAAACGTTGGTCCCGCAACTAAGATTTTTGTCCCCGGATTAAAGATGCATTGTAAAAAACAAAATACAGAAGCGATAAAAGTCTTACCACAGCCACGGCCCCAAACGCACATACTGAAGTTCCTGTTCATCATGCCTCTTAGGGTTACTTCCTGAAATGGTGCTAATTTTATTCCAGAGATTAATTCTGTAGTAAAACCTAAATTGGCATGCAAAAATTTTGCCAAACTTATTTTAGCATCTCTATCAGATAAGAAGCCCTCAATTTCCATCATTTGTTTATTGATGTTTTCGGGTTCAATTTCGTATTTTTCAGGACAGTACCACATTATAAAACTTTTGTATCGTACGCATATTGAAGGTCAATTTTTTTGTAAAAACACCCACTAAAGAAAATCTTTTGAATTACCCTCTCAGCCTCTTTCCTTCCGTTGACAAAAAGAAACTGTATGTGAGGATACTTTTGAATTAACTGTCTCGTATTGTGAAATATATATTCAGGTGTAGCTTTTATTTTTTTCGATATATGAGGCAAATATTTAAAGCTGACAGCGTGATGGAGAGTATCTTCAATCATGATAATTAAATTAATTTTTAAGTCTTTTGCTTTTGTAATTTCTCTTTCAAATCTATCAAGATTTTTGACGCTCATAGTAGATATAAAATCAGCTAAAGATTTCCTTTCTATAAAACAATTGCATGTTAACTTGGGCTCGCTAAACGTATAATCTCCGACAGGGAGGGTTTTCATTTCCGTTGTATAATTATTAAATTTTAAAGGAAGTTGTTCTCTTGTGTCGATATGTATCGAATATTGAGGCTTTTGGTATTCTTTACCTTCAACAATCTCACTGGGAAGCTGGTATTTATCTTCGAATCCGATTTCTCTACAAAGCTTATAATAATCTCCAAAAATATCGTTCATGTACTGAATAGGCGGAGAGAGTATCGTCCTTAATTCTACCTGTGTGGGGGGGTAAATTAATTGCTTCTCCTCTTTTCTTTTTAACAAAAGTTCTTCGCAAAACTTTTTAGACTCTTCTTTTGGCACAGACTTAAGCCAAAGACGTAAGTTGGTGCGGGAGTTAAAATCCGTAGAGAAGTATTGTTCTAAAGATTTATATTTTATGATTTCTTTGTCATGCAAATCATAACGTGGAAAATATTTTTGATAATATCCCACTACTCTTAAATCATGAGCTTTAAGGTGAGCATGAAGTTGCCTGTGAGTTTCAAATTGTTTCTCACAGGCTTGGCATTTCGGAGATGGAATTTCCCCTTTATTCATCTAAAACTTCCCCCTCGCTTATCCCCATAATCCTACATTTGACTTCATCCATTCCTGTTAAGTTTTGAATTTCATCAGCCACAGCTTTCTTTCTTAAATCAGCAAGAGCAATAAGCTTTCTCCTACTCTCTTCTTCTTTCCACATTTGAACTAGATTTAATACGCTTGCGTTTTCTTGTATTTTGTTTTTAAGTACGTCACTTCTTTTTTGCTTTAGGTCTCCAAGAAGTTTGTGCTGCCTATTTATACATTGATTATACTCCGTTTGAGCGGAACTAATCGCTTCCACCAAAGACATAGCCATTCTTCTACCCTCTGTGTCTTCTGCGGCTGCGTCTAATAATTCCTGAAGTCTACGGGTTCTAGCTTGGATTCCTGAGGCAATAATAATTTCCGTACAAAGAACTATATATTGGTCTACCTCTTCTTGTGATAAATCTGCTTTATCATGAGTATATCTCACGAAACTACTTTCAAACAATTCTCTATCAGTTTGAGAATCGTAGGTATTTATTTGATGACAAAATCTATGAGTACTTAAGTACGATATTATTGAATCAATATTCTTTTTAACTGAACTAGTAATTTTGTTTTTATCTATAGCATCAGAAACGTATTTATTTACTCTAGCTACAGCTAGGTGAAATGTGGTTGGAGGCTTGTATCCTGAACTGGGAACTTCATCCGTATTTTCAAAAGGAATAACGTTTAAAGTTTTAACATAGTCATTAACAGTCCTTGTTTCTTGATTTAGATTAGTTAAGCTTGGGTTATTAAAAATAACTTTAGCCATTTCCAAGGACTTCATCATAGAGCTATTGTTTTCTATGAATTGTTTTTGTTCTTCTGTTAAATCTATTTTTTCTTTAGCTTGGTATTCATGAGCCCCTTTTGCTTTTATTTTTCTCGTAGCCAAAAAAGTTTTAATTTCTCTCCCCTCTTTGCTTCTACCATCTAATTCTGGGTTATCTGGATAAGAAAGCTTTATTAACTCTAATAATGAAGGAGGGTTTTCTAGTCTAGAATTCCACTCGTTAAGAATTTTTTCTTTTTGATCTTCAGAAAGAGAACTGTGTTTGGGTGAGCTCATTTTATAAAATATCTATTTCCCCTTTGTTAAGAACTTTCTTTACTTTTTCTAATATTTTTTTTCTGATGTTCTTAATTTGTTTATATCCCGGTTTACGATTAGTTTCGTTAGACTTAAATCCCAACAAAGAAGCAACCTCATCTTCCTCTTTGTTGTGTATGAAAAGTCCTTCATAAACAGTCCATTCATTGGGTTTTAAAATCATCTTCATTTTATCATGCAGCTTGTTTGCCATTTCCTCTATGTTTACGCTCTGTTCAAAATTGACGGAATCAACTTCATGAGCATGGTCATCTAAGGCTAAGGGTATTTTTACGTCATGAGCCTTTTTTTTAGTTTTTTCCCACTTCGCGTACAAAGGACAGTCTGAGCATTGTTTTTCATATATTTTACATAAATTATTAGGCTCCGAAGCCTCGCACCTTAGACATGGTCTACTAAAGTTTCCATAATTATTTCTTATAAGGTTTTTTATTTGATTTGATATAATCCTATTAACCCAAGGGCCTAAAGGTTTTTCTGGATTGTATAAATGCCATTTTTCATGAATATGAATTCTTATAATTTGAGATACATCATCATAATCCATCCAATGCAGAGAAGTTAAACTCCACTTGCTTCTTCTTTTAGATATTTCTATATCTATAAAACCAATACACTCTTCGAAGGCGGGTTTCTCAGTTGTGGGTTTCTTCTCATTACGAGGCATCTTCCTCCGTTAATTTATTTTGTTTTAAAGAACCCGCTTCTTTTCTAAACTCTTCTTTAAAGTTTCCGTCAGCAGTTTTTGTTTGTTTCGGGGGCTTGTAATTGCTTATTTGAGAGCCGTCTAAAGTGCCTACGACGGAACCTATTTTTTGCCCTTTCACTTGTGTCAATGAGCTATCAAATTCAAAATCTAAAGCTTCGATAGACAAATCAGTAAGAACACTGTCAATATCATCATCTTCTTCGATGGTAGTATTCTGAACCTCCTGTGGGTTAGCAGAAGATTCTAGGGGTGTACCACAATTTGGGCAAAATTTTGGCTTATTAGCAGCCGAGAATTCCATTTTTCCACCACAATTAAAACAGTATTTCTTCATATCTAAATTATATCTAAAAATCTATTTTTTTAAAATAAAAAACTTCTTTTATATAGGTGTAATAAAAGTTGGACGGCTAGATGAAAAAAATACTAAAAAATATAATGTCTTTAAGTTACCCCTTTTGCAAACATGGTAGCGCAAATGAAGAAATTGTGGATGTTTTTAGAAAAATAAACAATTTAGCTCACGAAGCGGAAATTCTTATCGATAGAAAAAAATCTAACGATTATATATCAAATGGTTCAAAAGAACGGGATAACTAACCGCTTCTACAACTTCGTGAATTATTTCAGAAAAGTGATCTCCTTCAGCGAAACCTTCGGCCTCCGCCCATTCCCATTTTTTAAGATTTACTTTAAAATGACCTATTATTTCTCCGTAAACTTCATGATCTGATTTCATCAACATCGCAACCCTGCTATCGCACGCAATTATAATAACATGTTCAACGAAAGTTTTTTGAACCGCAAATCCTACGTCATTTTCTTTAGCTAATTTTTCTATTTTTTTAGCTTCTCTTTTTAGATCTGGGTCCACTTTTTTTGCTTTCTTCAAGTTTCTTAACAATGAATTTAACCAAATCAGATCTCATGATATCTTCTTCAGTGAAGCTAAAAGTGTAAACGCCCATAGACATGCTTTCTTCGTCCGAGAAAATTTTATTTAAATTTTCAAACCCCCCTTGAGAAGCTTCACTTTTTAAATCTGTTTGCATTGGGTCGGCCAAAATAAAACACCTAGATCCTTCTCCCATTCTAGTCAAGACTGTTACGATTTCTTTAATAGAACTATTTTGAGCTTCGTCAAGAATTATGCACTTATGCTTCCAGTTCATTCCTCTAGCAAAATTTACAGGAAACATTGATATTCTTTTTTGTTCTTCAAGCTTTTCAGCCCTAGTTTCTAAGAGTAATTCGTCTAGCTTGTCTAAAAAGGGGAGGTTATAAAATCTAAGTTTTTCTTCTGCCGTTCCCGGCAAAAATCCTAAACTTTTATCAGAACTCTCAACGGCAGAACGTAAATACATTATATCGTCAATATTCTTCATGTTTAGCAACTGTAATGCGCAGTATACGGAAAGCAGTGTTTTAGATGTTCCTGCTGGACCATTCACGAAAACTATTTTAGTTGAATAGTCTAACGCGACCTTAAAAAACTCTTTTTGTCTTTCCGTCCAAGGAAATTGATGGAGTTTAATTTGCTTTTTAATGGGGTTTGGTGAGTGCGGGTTTTTGGTTTCCGATAATTCGCCAGCTAATTTTCTGGCTCCTCGAATCTTTACTTTCCCCTTCGAACTTGCCGAAGAGTCATTAGTATTATTCTTATTTTGCATAGCTAATAGAGATTACACTCTCTTTAGCCTTATTTCTTAAGAAAATCTGTATAGATTGGGTTAGACATGATGTCGTCTATTATAGAGAAATTACTTGAGTAAGAAGTAAAGTAACTTATTTTTATATTTGTTTTCAGAAATTTGCTTTCATTAAACTCCCCCTTATGTCTTGCGAACGTATAATAAGTGTCAGCTTTTTCTTTTTTTGCAATTTCCACAATCTTGTCGTGGTATTTACCTTTTATATTTCCATGACTTATTGATGAAAACGTAAACTCCGTGCCAAAATTTAATTGATCGCATATTCTAAAAACGCTATAAGCGGAAATGTGACAAACGTTATCAATTGGTAAATTTATTATTTCTTCTAAAAGAGGGTATACTAAATTGAAGTTAATTTCATTTTTGTATTGAACCCGGATAAGCTTCAAAAATTTATTTTTCCATTTGTCGTTTTTGAATTTAATTTCTTTGGTGGGGACAAATTTACCCTCCTTATAGTCAACAGGAATCCTAAAATAGTAGTTAGAAGAGTTTAATTTTATAAGAGTTTTGTTTACCCAATTCTTCGAATTATAGTTGGTGTCGTCCAAGAATATAAATTTATCGACCTTTTTTGCTAAATCATAATAAGATTTATAAGGGAAAAAATTAGGCTGTACAATGGCTAGCTTCACAATTAAACCCTTAAGACAAGTATAAAACACCTATGAATATTTTTTTTCATAATATTTTATAGTTTTTTGCAAACCCCTCTTTAAATTTGTGGAAGGCTTCCATTTTAAATTTTTAGAAATTTTGTCATTATTAATGGCATATCTAAAGTCGTGACCCAAACGATCTTTAACAAACGATATAAAATCATTAGGCTCCTTTTTTAATATTTTACAAATTTCGTAGATTATTTCCAAATTTGTTTTCTCGCAATTTGCTCCCACCAAGTATGTTTCTCCCACTTTGCCCTTTGTTAAGATTTTCCATACGGCAGAACAGTGATCTTCGACGTATATCCAATCTCTTACATTATCTCCCTTGCCGTAAACAGGGATAATGGCTTCGTGCAATAAAGCATCTATAATGGTGGGTATAAATTTTTCTTTATGCTGATTTGGGCCGTAATTATTGCTACAATTTGAGATGGTTATAGGTAGATTATGAGTGTGAAAATAAGATCTCACAAGAAAGTCAGACGCAGCTTTTGACGCTGAGTAAGGGTTTCTTGGGTCATAGGGTGTATCTTCCGAGAATTTTTCATCTTCTTTATTTAAGTGCCCATATACTTCGTCTGTAGATACGTGATGAAATCGTTTTATTTTAAATTTTAATGCTGATTTAATTAAGTTATATGTCCCGATAATGTTTGAATCTAAAAATGCGTCTGCATCAGATATAGAATTATCTACATGAGTTTCAGCCGCAAAATGAACTACGTGGGTTATATCATGCTTGTAGAACGTATCGTATACATGCCTAAAGTTGGATAAATTATAATTTTGAAAAATATACTTAGGGCTTTCTTTAAAGCCGTCCGTATTCTCTAAAGAGCCCGCGTAAGATAGACGGTCAATATTAACGAGCTTGCTGACTCGCTTTTTGTTTATAGCATATTTTATAAAGTTAGAGCCAATAAATCCGCATCCTCCTGTTACTAGTAAGTTCATAAATCAATCTTTCAAGTCTTTAAAGCAAGTTCTCCATTCTTTGGAAAAGTATTTACTCGTTAATTCTTCATCCTTCTGTATATTTCTTAGGGCAACAATTTTCATTTTGTCATTAGGTAAATCTCCGACTTTTTTTACATTTGGGTTTTCTGAGTGATTGTAGAATGGCAAGCATCCACTCCCTCCTGCCCAAGTTTTTTTATCATCGCTCCAAGTAAAAAGGTGGGGATTCTCATTTCCGTCTACGTTATTTAACCTATACATAACTCCCGTCTCTATGACTTCTCCCTCTTTAAAATCCGATTCAGCGAAAACGCCTAAACCATAAATAGATTTTTCAACATAAACTTTTTGACAATCTATATATTTTTTCATCACAATAGTTCTTTTAAATGCGTTGCGTTAAAGTAGATAACAAGTAGATATACAATAATAGAGTTTATAACGGCAAATTCTACGATTTTTTCTATTATATTTTCTCCCCCACTTTTTATATTATCATGCTCGAATAAAGCTTTTTGATATGTAAAGTATCCCAAAAACACAAACAAGCTAATTAAACAAGCTCCTATTGAGTACGTTAAATCGCCTGTTATCGCCCATGTTACCACACCGCAGTATGGAGCCATTAGCGTAACATCGCTTATCGTGTCTAAATATCCTCCAAGCTTGCTTGTTTTATTATATTTTCTTGCTACCCCTCCATCCAGACAGTCACAAAAATATTTGATTATTAAGAGCAAATTAGCCCAGTGAATATAGCCTTTAAGTAACAATGTAATAATAAACACATTGCATACCATACCAGTTAAGGTTATTGAATTCGGATGGATTTTTTTAAACGGACATAACATCCATTCTCGGTTAACTATATAGTCGTCTAATTTCATTTTATAATAATACTTGGGTGATTGCTGACAGATCTCCATTCATACTCTTTTTCTTTCAGTTTTCGAATAAATTTTGTTCCGTATGACCATTCCATTAAAGCTATTGGATTATTAGGTATATTGACTTTGCATTTTTTAAAATTGGCAAGCCTGAACGGAAAAAAATAATTTTTCGGTATATGTAAGTCCTCTTTATCCTCGGTTGCTTTTTTTATGGTTTTTTTTAAATGGTAGGGGGCATGGTTATAGTAATCTATGACGTAGTCTAAGTTGGTATTTTTGTAGGGGTAAAAATCAATGAAGACTTTAGTATTTTCAATTATTTTTATAAATTGAAGGATATTGTATGGTGTCGCTATAGGGGAGTGGATATGTCTAAAAGTGAAATCATTTTCTATAAAAATTTTTTTTACATTTTGAACTTCGTTAGAATCGATATAAAAATCTAAATCGTCATCATCCTCGATAATATCACCATCCCTAACACATCCTAAAAGGGTTCCCCAACTTATACAATATTTAATTTTGTTTTCATTTAGTAAGAGAGAAGCTAAAAGCAAGCATTTACTAAGGATTTTTTTATTTCCGGGGGGTTTTAGCATATGGCTATCTCCAATTTGAAAGGGATTCGTCTATAGCCTCTTGAACGCTTCTTATTTTAACGCCAGCGGATATCAATTTTGAGTTGTCAAGAAGACAATTAGATCTTGGAGCCTTCGCTCCAAGTTTGTAAAATGTTTGCTCATCTGAAAAAAAACTAAAATCATTTTTAATATTATACTCAGCCATCTTCTGCGCAACCCAAGAGGTTGTCACGGAACCTGTGTTGACCACGTTATAAATGCCTGTAGGGCAATCATTTTCGTATAAATCTAAACAAGCTTTGACAAAATCACCCCTATGAGTAATAGAATTTTCTGCGTTCAATAATTTATCATAATTAATTAATTTTGAAATATAATTGCGTGGGCTATCGATTTCATCGAAAGGAATCCTTAATCTACAAATATAGGAATTATTTTTATTGACCAAATCTTCCGCTAAAGCTTTGCATCCAGAATAAAAAGAACCATTATTAGTTTTAAAACAAAAATTAGGTGGGTCTTCCTCGGTATACGTCTTGTCATATCCGTCATAGATACAACCAGAAGAAATATGCATATATTTTATATTCAAGTCAGAACATATGTCTGAAATCATTTTGGGTAATACAACATTCCCCTCTATAGTCTCTGCCTTATGGTCTTCACAAGCATCTACATTTGGTTTCCCTATATAGCCAGCGCAATTAATAACTAAATCAAAAGCTCTATAAGAATCAGTTGTTAAAAGGGTATATAAATGAGAAAAGTTAGTATAATCTATATTTACCCGCGATATACCTCTATATGATAAATTCCTTTTATTTAACTCATTTATGAATTGAGTTCCTATATAACCCGTTTCCCCTAATACTAAAACCTTTTTCATAATAGTCCTAATAAGTAATCTTTATAATCGCTGTTAGGCATTTTGTCTACAATCGCGGTTAATTGAGTTTTATTGATAAATTTTCTATTATATGCAGCCTCTTCAATGCATCCTATTTTGATTCCTTGTCTTTCTTCTATTACTTTAATATACTCAGATGAATCATGCAAAGATTTAGGAGTCCCTGCGTCAAGCCATGCACAACCTCTATTAATTTTTACTAATTTTACTGATTTTCTTGCAATATATTGATTAATAACAGAAGTAATTTCATATTCCCCCCTTTTAGAAAGCTTAACATGTTCACCAACAATTTTTACAACATCTTTATCAAATATGTATAGCCCCGGAACTGCATAGTTGCTCATCGGTTCCTCCGGCTTTTCTTCAACAGACATTAATTTGTTAGGGTTTTCTGGCTCAAAGTTAACAACTCCATATCTAGAAGGGTTTTTTACCTCATATCCAAATATTGTACCCCCAGATCTAAACCCCCTAAAGGCTCTACCAAATACGCGACTTCCATAAAAGATGTTATCCCCTAGAATTAGCGCAACTTTTTGATCTTTAATGAAAGTTCTAGCAATTAAAAATGCTTGCGCGATCCCTTCGGGCTTTTTTTGAACTTTATAACAAATTTTAATACCTAATCTAGATCCATTACCTAATAATGTCTTATAATTATTAATTTGATCAGGAGAAGAAATAATACAAATGTCTTTTATTCCGTTTTCAATTAACGTACATAGAGGATAGTATATCATAGGCTTATCATATACAGGTAATAATCCTTTATTATTTACCAGCGCTGTAGGATATAGCCTCGAACTTGTTCCTCCCGTTAGTATTATTCCCTTCATTTCTCTATAATAGTCCAAAAAAGCGCAATTTCAATTAAATACCCCGCGAATAAATTTAAATAATTATTAATATATATTCACCTAGGGATAATTTTCTCGGGCAGATAAATTTTCATCCCCTCCCCCGCATTATGTTAATAACTTGTTAATAACTTTTCTTTAAAAGGGGGGGGTGGTATTAGCGCACTTCTTAGTTCGCATAAGCCTCCCCCCCTTGGCTGTGTTAGTAGTCTCGCTCTACGATGTTGCGGGCGTGCTTGGTGTTAATGTACATGTCCATTGTGAAGAACTGAAAACCCTGTTGGGTTATGTCCCTTAGCTTTTCGTCATCATCTTTTGAAAAACTGTCGAACAGTTCCAATAATGCCGCCTTGTGTTCTGACAACCACTCTGGATAAGTGAGGTCGTCCCGATACTTTAGTAGTCTGTTGTTCATAGATCCTTAAACGTAGAGGGTTTCTTCTTCGCCCGTTTCGATATTCTTCAGCGTGAAGCTGTAAGGCTCGTCGCCTGACCAAGCTGATTCTCCGTCTGATTCCATACGCGTCTGGCATTCTGTGATGCGATAGAGTGCGCCTTCGTGTTCGACAATAGAGCCAACGTCCCAATGATCGTCAACGGTTACTCCCGTATCGTCTTGGTCGGTGTCGGTTCCAGTCTCTACGCCTTCGCAAATCTGGTCTAGAAGGCGTGTGGTTTGTTCGTCGTATTCGTTTTCGTTCATCTTTAGTCTTTCGTTCGTTGTTACACAACAAAGTAACACACAAAAAGGGTTAGCGCAAGCAATTGTGAATAACTTTCTTAAATCCCATCCTTTACCAAATGGTTCGCGATTGGGCCAAGGCTTTGGGGAGTCTTGGCGAATTGCGTAGGTTCTTGAATCTCACTAACAAAAGTAACGTCGAGAAAGACGTTCTTACCATCTGACATCTTAACGTCTAACGTGCGACCATCCGCCATGATAGCCTCAACGATTCCACGCTTCTTCCAAAGAAAGGAGATGCGTGTGCTTGTTACCTCAACCTCTTGGTTTAGTAAGAGTTGAGCTTCCTGCTCTACTGTTAGTTCTTTCATAATCTCTTTAGTGTGTTGCGAGGAAGATAGCTAGTTGCTCCTCTTCCCACTTGGTTAGCTTAATGCCTTTTGCTACGGCTTCCAGCAGTAGTCTTGCTTGGTCTTCGTTTATCATAGTCTTAATGAGCTAGGGACATGAGTGCGATCACGAGCGAGGTCGTAAAGGTTATCAGGAAGATTAGGTCAGCGATGTTCTCTTTCATGCCTAAATATAACCCAAGAAAGTTACTTTGTCAAGTCATTGTGAATAACTTCCCCATTTTGTGAATAACTTCGCATGAGTAAGTTGGCATGGTGCGTGCGGCACGTTTTATGCCAAGTTACTCTTACTGCTCCATCTCCTTGAGGTAAGCGGTATATTCGCGCTCATACTCGTCACGCTCGTCAGGGGTCATGCCGTTCTCGTCGAGAGGCGCGGGGGCCATGTCGGCGTAGAATTCTTGGCTGGTGGGCATCATGTCTCTAAAGTCATCGTTCATGAGATAAATGTAACAGAGAAAAAGGTGATTGTCAAGGGGCAAGTTATTCACAGGGAGCAAAGCTCCCCGATGGTGAATGATGGGGAGGGCTTCAATGCCTCCTTGACTGCGGCAGTATGCTCGCCCTCAAGCTGCCGCTGATACTCACGCTCCGCCTCCTCGCGTTCCTCCTCCTCACGCATATCCGCAGAGGCTTGGTCTATGCGCTTCTGCATCCACTCGATGCTGGCCTCAAGGGCTGCATCGGTGGTAGGCATATCGGGCCAGTATGGTTTATGGCCATAGGCAGACTTGTAGACATCCACATGACAGCACGCTTGCAGATGCCAATCTAATTGCAGGGGTGTGTGGATGCCGTACTCGGCCCAATGGTCAAGGTCTTCAACGAGGGTAGTGGCCCAGCGTCCTTCTCCTGCATCTACCCATGCACGGGTCTTGGCGTTGATGGTGGCGATGTGGTTGCGTAGGTCGTTGTTCATATAAGTAATATAGCCCAAGAATGTTACTTTGTCAAGAAATGTTAATAACTTTTTCAGAGTAAGTTGGCATCAAAGCGGCGGCACTTCCCATGCCAAGTTACTCAGCGTGGGGGAGTGGGACATCTGTAGTCCTACCTAATAACTTTTTTACAATACGTACAAGTCGTAGGCTAGTGAAGTTAAAGGCTTGATATCTAACACGGTTGGATGCTCTTCGTGAATGATTTTTTCTTGCGTATCATTCACATCAATCACTTGCATTACTTTATCCCTGTATAAATCAAGTTTGGTTGCCTCAAGTAAGTCAAATACTTTCTTTTTTGCCTTTGCGCGTTCCGCTTCGCAGCTATAACTAAAGGCTGCGACCTTTTCGTAATCTGCTTTTAGTTCAAAGTAATTCATTTTACCTCCTCATATACTGGAAAGCTGCGTCCCTTGTGATAGTCATAAGCGGGAGACATAACGGACACAGGCTCGCTACCTGTCTGCACCATTAGCTTGCCAATGGCATAGTCTACCCAACCACGTTTTTGTTGGTTCCAGTAGAAGTCAATTGCTTCTTTCATGTCTTTGACAAACTCAGGGGTTGCTGGCTTGTGTTCGCTTCTAAAGTGAGCGCAGACAGATTCTCTTGCGTAGTGCTTGGCACTGTCTTTAATCTCCGTTGCGTGGAGTTTGATATAATAATGTTGTTGTTCCATAATCTTTTTTGTTAGTCCCTGTCTCTAATGTCATTCCCATCATTGTCATTATAATAACCTGACACGCCCCACATCTCGTCATAGTTGGGGGAGTTGTTTACCACTGGTCGCACGGGGGTAACTTCCAGCGCGGCTGCTTGTTTGGCTTCTTCTTTGTCTTTCATCTTATCTCTTATCCTTAAAATGTTTAACCAGTCTGCTCTTTTCATGCTATTCCATTTCCCGCCAGCTTTCGCCATCGTCGTAAGAAATCAAATCCAATTCGTGAATCACACTTGCTTCTTGTCCTTCGTGGTCAAATCCACGTACTTCGTACTCTTTACCGTCAACAACGGCGTTTCCGTTTTCGTTTAGTTCTATGTCTTTTATAACGTTCATAATCATGTCTTAATATACCATAGAGGGTGGGACATCTGTAGTCCTACCACTCACTTTCTACCAATAAACCCTTTAACATTTTAATCCGTCTTGGCGGGATATCCCCACCCTGTGGAAGGCTGGGATAATGCTCTACCTCTACCCAACCATTTACGGGATGCCTTGGACTGAGATCACTGGTGACGATTCCTAGCCATCCACCATTGTCACGGTGACGTACTTTAGTTCCTGCCTTAATCTTCATTGATACAATATACCACAAGAATGTTACTTTGTCAAGCGGTTTTTTTAACTTTCTTAAATCCGTTTTCACAGTAGTCCGTGAGTCCCTGCTTGTTAATGAAATGCTCTGCCAATTCGTCAAAGTCATCCTCACCTGTTCCCATGTCGTTAGCGTACTGCAACGCCCGAAACAAGCTGCAAGCTGTGTAGTGGTCATCGCAAGCCTTGGCGGCTGCGAGATTCTGCTTGCGGGTGGTGGGAACTACGTTTTGGACTTTACCGTTCTTAATCATGGGTATAATATAACACACAAGGAGCCGTTTGTCAATGGCTTTCTTGATAAAAGTTATTCACAGGCTGAGCCCCTGTTGTAATCCCTTTAATGCTTTTTGCAAGACGCTCGGTTAGGTTAATCTTACCAAGAGCTTTTGCTGCTGGCGTTGGGTTTACTGCTGCCCAATCGTTCCAATAAGGAGACATAGGATCTGGGGCTGGTTCTCCGCCTACATAGATGCGCTTGGGGATTTCAGGAAGTTGATTTTCGTCTTTCATTAGATACAATATAACACAGGTTAAGTTGTTTGTCAAGGGTTGTGAATAACTTTCTTCAGAGTAAGTTGGCACGATGGCTGCGGCAGCTTCTATGCCAAGTTACTAATCATAGCCTTCGGGGGGTATGAAAATTTTTGAGATATCTTTCATCGTCGCCTTAACGTTTGGCGAATTCCTCAAGAGGTCTGCTACCACGGCAATAGCAAGATATTCGTCAGGCTGACAATTGCGCCAACCAACTTGTTTAGTCCATATCGCAGATTGACGTGTTCTGCTATTTTGAAAAATACAAAAGTCTGGTACTTCTTTATCTGTCATGTCCATTGCCCGTTAATGAATGCTGGCCCCTGAGGTATCTCAAGCACCAAGCCGTTATCCCTGAGGTATCCATCTATCCTATCAAGGTCACTGGTTACTTGGCCCTCGCTCATAAGAGTCTTATACTCTTGAGGTGTTAACTTTATAGATACTAGCTCTGCTGTTAATGGTTCGTTCATAATAGTAGGTTGGTTAATGTGATATGCTCCACGCAGTAATTACTGCGCTAATCCAAAAGAGGACAGTGATATATGCTGCGATTTCTGTTTTGTCGTAGGTTCGTTTCATAATACAATATAGCACTAAATAGGTTGTTTGTCAAGTCGAGTTAGAGCTTTTTAATGACGTTTATCCAATCTTGTACATCACTTTCATTCTGCCAACCTTTGACGGTATCACCCCAATCAGCAGGGTCAACCATATGATTGTTAAAGAATACACCAATCTCATACAAACCTTTTTCGCTGCCGTATGAAAACTTGTGCTTCACAACAGAAACGTCATAGCCATTTGGCAATTCCACATACGCCTGAATCGCGCCTTCTCCATGCGTTTCAGAGATGTCATCAAATTTTAAATCTGTGAATTTCATATAGTATTAGCCTATTTTCTTATTCGCATTAGAATGTTCTATGTTTCAAGTCTTCTGGCGTGGTGGTGGGTGGTCGCCAACCCTCATCACACTTGCAATACTTGGGGCAATCATCCTCGTCACTTCCTTCTTTGCTTGCTGTCTCGTGACAAGTCGGGCATAGGTGCAACAAGCGCATCTGTGGATGGTCATTACAAAACTTTTTTGTTAGTGGGCCGAATTTAGTTGTCATTTTTTTCGTTGTAATTAAATTCAGGGTAAGGAACTGGTGAGGTTCCTCTTAATCCGTCAATCAGCTTCTGCATCAAAAGAATATAACGCTCATTGTTTAGCCCAACCTCATCGGGTTCTAATTCTTTAGGCTCAACAATTCTTTCCCATTCAAGCAATGCGTCAATGAGATTCCTTGTTTCTTCTCTAGTTAATTCAATGGTTTGCATTATACTAACTCCTTTGTTGCCGTTGGTTCTTTGCCTTCGCGGATAAGGTTAACGTCAAACGCGAACGCGCTTAATAGTTCGCCCTTGTCTGCGCCCCTGTTGCTGGCAATGATTGCCCACGTTAGGATTGCGTCAATTTGTTTTGATTCTTTAGTTGTCATAGTTATGATTCTCCAATCCGTACATGCGTTTCACTTTCTTGTTGTCCTCAACAATCTCAAGTTTACCAACAGAATTTCCGTTGATGTCGATAGCAAAAACAGCATCACCCGCATACTGAAGGCAATGCTCGTCTACATCCTGTGCCATGTTTCTCAAGATGCGAGCCAATTCCGTGGCGGGACGTTCGCCAAAAGCCGCATTACCCATGTTAATCTGAAGTGTCGCTTTCATTGTTATAATATAGCACGGAAACCCGTGCTTGTCAAGGGTTGTTAATAAGTTTCTTCATCCTCCCACACATAGTCAGCGGGGGGCATTACTTCATCAAGTGCAGTTCCCTTGGCTTGGCTGATGATGTAGGGCTTAATCTCGTTCATGTCAACATCACCCCATTCATTTTCAAAGCCCATGACAAAACCAAACGCAATTCCGTTTTCGTTTGGTGCGCCAAGATAATACTCCCAAAAATTACTGAGGATGATATGTTGGTGTACTGCGAAGGTTTGCCCTTTTCCGTCTACGTGTTTAATCAATCTCGGTTTCATTAGTACAATATAGCACCAAAGAATGTAATTGTCAAGCGTTGTGAATAACTTTTTTCAGAGTAAGTTGGCACAAACACTGCGGCAAGACCCATGCCAAGTTACTCGGCGTGGGGTGTAGGTTGTTTACCACTTACTTGGCCGTCAGGTGACGAACCAAGATCGGCAAAGCTGCCTTGATTTGGAAAAGGCGATAAGCCTCTGCCTTGGCAGTCTCATGCGCCACGCCCAATTTCTTTTGGGCGATGATGTGGTTGGTGACTTGCGCGGCCTTGACCGCGTTGCGAGCTTGATATGTTTTGTAGGTTTTCATTATGTTTTAATTATAGCACTCTTTTTTTTGTTGTCAATTAGATTCTTGCGCTTCTGGCGTCTGAACTTGTGCCCACACCTTATCTGTGATAATCACCTTGCGAGCGGTAAAGATTGGTTCGATAACATTCTCTATGACACCCGTGACATCGTTGAATGTCTGGCGAAATGGATTGGTGTCGATACTCACGAAGGTGCGATACTTGTAAGGGTTGTAAGTGACTTCCATCCACTCGTACCCCTCGCGCTCATCCATCTCACGCTGCTTCATTTCCTTGGCTGCATCATTGGCCCAGCCCAATTCAAACGCATCCATGTCATCGTAACGCCACACAGCGTTAATCATGCAACCACGAATCACAGCATGGACATTCTTACGCTCTTCATCACGCACACGTTGACAGCCCTTGTCACCCACGGCAAATTTCACAGGGTACTTGGTAGTGCCATCCATCACAACGCACAGGGCAGTACCCTCAACAAGGCCATCCTTACGCACGGAGTAAACGTGTTCGTCACGGTAGCGAAGGTTGCGATATACTTCACGTTTGAATAACTTGATTGTTTCTTTTGCGTTCATCTTGATACAATATAGCCTATAAACGTCACTTTGTCAAGGGTTGTTAATAACTTTTTTATTCGTAGTCATCGTGGCAAGAAAACTCCACCCGAACGACTAACCCAAGATTCATTGTGCGAGCTATGCGTGTAGCGTGTGCCTCATCGTAAGCCTTGATGGGGATTATGGACATTTGTGGGCCGTCAACCATTGTTACTTTGTAGATACTTTCCGTTTTCATTGTTACAATATACCACATAAACGATGGTTTGTCAAGGGTTGTTAATAACTTTTTAAATTGTGAGATGCTTCTTGTGAGGGTGCATCCCAACCCACGACCACTTAAGTTTATTCTGGTTGGCCGCTTAACCGCGTTTAGGTTTCTTACTCGCTCCAGTTACCTTTTTCCTTTCTGGTCTTGTTACCTCGCCACGGCTTTCCACATTGCCGACAGAAGGATTACTTATCTGCGTCCGGTTGAGGCGAGGGTAAATTGCTGCTGGTGTGAGGGGCTCGAACCCTCCCCCGTCCCTATCGTGTCACCGTCTAGTTTCAATGCATCTCCACTAGGGGCTTTCAGCCACGGGCGGTATTGCGGTACTTAACGCCTTGTAGGCCCGATACCCGTGATGGGGCGGTAACCGTGCGTCAGAGGTTATAACCGAATACTTCCAGTCTCACCAACATAAATTGTTGTCCTCCTAATCATCACGCTGTTTTCTTGTCTTGGTCGCACCAAGGGGTCTTGCCCCAAACATGGCCTTGCCGCGTCAAGCGTAGGTTTTCGGAGAACTAAATCTCTCTCAAAGAACTAATACAATATAACACACAAACCCCCATCTGTCAAATGGTTTTTTAACTTTTTTTTAATTACCCTAATTAATCGCATTTAATTACCTTAATTGTTTGTCGCTCATCTGTGATTGGCAAATCATTTTGTCGCTCATTATAGAGGCTTTTTGATCGGCAACAGTTGATAGTCACTTTTAAGTTTCGTGAAAAGGGGTGTTTTCTCCGATGCAAAATTCGTCGTTTTTACGAAACTGAGTAAGTTGGCATAAAAGCTGCCGCACGCCCCGTGCCAAGTTACTCACGGGGGTGGGGATTTTATTCGCGGGGAATAAATCCCTCTTCTATTAGATAATAGGCCAACATTTCTATTTCTTCTTCTTGGTAGGGTTCGGGAAAGACTATTTCATGATTGTTAGTGTCAAGAAAAATTTTTCTTCCCATGATTGTTATTTCCTTTAGTGTGTCCGCTTTCATTACATTTTGCTCCTCATTTTATATAAGATTGCCCCGACTGTAACCACGGACATAATGGCGATGACTTCCATATCTTTACTTTCTCTTAGAGGGTTTTTTGTTTGTTTGCTTTTTTGATTGCAGATAGAGCGACACTCGCCGCACTACCTTTTGGTTGGGTTCCGTGAATCAATAGAGCAAAGTTTTCGTGTCCAAATGCCGCGTGGGTGTCGTCGTGGTCAATTTCCAAGTCACGTTCTTCTGCCTCTTGTTCGCTGTAAACAACGAGAGCCTCTTTCCATCCGTGCTGGTCAATCAATTCGTCATGCTTGCCACCACGAGAAGCAGTTAACACAAGGTTTTCTGGTCTCGCAACATCCGCAAAGAAATGCAAGCTTTTTGAATAGGAGTAAAAAATCTTGTCGGGATTGCGTGTCGCTACTTCTACCCACGCCTTCAGATAGTCTTTACTGAAATAATCGCCGCCAACGTGAACGCGCATAATGTCAAAATCTTTTGGAAGTGACTCGCATATGAGATCCGCCAAGGCTTGCACCTTGTCGCGCTTGTATCGCCACGCGTTTGTCATGGTGCTTCGAATCAAATCCAAGTTATGCCAAACAAGTTTACGCAAAGACGGAGAGCGAGCTTCTGCGCTTGCCATAAAGCAGCGAAACACAGTTTCGTCCCCGTCTTGAACCTTGCCCGTAATTCTATCTGACTTGGAAAGACAATCTTTTGCACCGGGGCAAGTATGCCCTGCGGGAAGTGTGAAGGTTTTAAGCTTAAGCTTTAACTTCTTAAGCATTTTTTTTAGTTTAGCGTTCGGATCTCCAAACTTTAGTAGGTTGTTGTTCATAATAATAATATAACACAGGTTGTTGGTTTTGTCAAGTCACCCAAGGCGTTTCGCTGAAGTAGACTGTAAGGTTTCAACAGCTTTACTTTTCCACGCTTCCTCATCGTTAGCAATGCCATCGAGTTGCACAACAAGAGATTCACTCTTGGAAACGGAATAGTCATAATTGACAAGGGAGGTGGAATAAAAAACTTCGGTGTTTTCCTTTAATTCTTCAAACCTACGTTTGGCAAGTTTTCTCGCGTCCTCCATAACGCCGCCTTTTATGCCCTTATACTTTTCGGGGAACTTGTTTAAAAGTAAATGAAAAGAGGAGTTAAGAAAATAACGCTCCAACTTTTCGTCACTGGTCGTTATGTAATGAAAGTTTTCGCTCATCTCGTGAAGCTTACCTGACGTTGCGCCGTGGTTCCAGAACGACCAATACTGCTCTGTTCGTTCGGTTTCGTCGTTGGTTTCAATTCCTACGAGAGAGGATGTTCCAAGTGGTTGATAAATAAGTTTCATAGCTTTTCGTTCGTTGTTAGTACAATATAACACACAAACGCCTACTTGTCAAGGGGGCGACGGTGTTTTTTTCTTCTTTTGTAAGACCCTTTTCCTTTTTTTGCGCGGTGGACGCGAGACGCGCTGCCCATCAAGCCATCTTTGTTGACTCTACCGCGAATGCGTTTTGCTTTCTTTCTGCGCCTCATACAACAATGTAACACACAAATGCGAATCTGTCAACCCATTGTGAATAACTTTTTTTGAGTAAGTTGGCACAAAAGCTGCCGCACGCCGCATGCCAAGTTACTCGTTGTGGATAACTTGTGGACAAAAAAAATCCCCCCGACTAGCGGGGGGCGATGAACAACAAACGGAACTTATTCAGCTACAACTACAACAGCGTTGGACTTGGCGGGAGTCCAGAGTTTTTCCAAACGCCCCTTGTTACGCGCTGCCATATCAAAACGCTTTAGCACGTTAGTGGTCACGCGGTTAGCGTACTCAAAACGCTCGTCAGCAACTTCGTGAGTCATGTGTTGAGTCACGGCGTTGTTAAGGTTGTACAGGTTGCGATCCTTGTCCTCTTCGTGGGTTGGGTTGTTCCAGATAAGTGCGATGGACTCGCGAACCTTTTCAGAAATCACCTTGGCGTTAGCAAGGTTTTGCAGAATGTTCAAGCCCTGCTCCTGCTCCAAAGAAACACCAGCGAGGCGACCATACACGTTTACGCTGTTGGATAACTTGGCAAGCGCACCGTCCAGAGCGTCATCGCTGATGATGTCGCCAATGCGGATTTGTGTGGAGTGCTTTTTGACCATCTCCACTTCTTTTTCCATTGTGGTCATACCGTTGGTGCAAACCAACCGCATAAGACCCAAGGCGAAAGACACACGCAGCGAGCGGTCAAACGAATTTTGGGCGGTGAGACGGTAAGCCATAGTGTCGCCTACTTGGGGAACATCAGCGCGGAACATATCACCAGAAAGGTCGTACTGCGCTCGCATTTTTGCCCCGCCTTCGGTTATGATAACCTTGCGAGTAACGTCGATACCGCGATCCTCAAAAGCCTTGTCGGCGCGGTCAAGTAAATCACCGTTTTGCACAAGGCCGTAACGGTCACTTGTCCAGCCCAGAATCTCATCGTTATCCTCGCGGATGTTCATAAAATAGCCGGACTTGTTTCCGGTTTCGGGATGCGGAACTTCAACTTGCTTCACGCGGTAGTCAAATCCATCATTCACTTTTTGGTTTGCTGTAATAGGCATTTTTTAGTCTTTCGTTTAGTTGTTTATCTCTCTCTTACTAATAACAATATAACACACATTTCAGAAAAGTCAAGCGGTAAACCTCACTTTCTTGCATTTTCTTTCTTACAATGTTCACACTCGCACCCCTCTATAACCCCAAAAGGCTCCTTGGGTGGAGTAGGGAACAGGCAGGACAGGCAAGCGCCGCCATTACCCTCTAACAGTAAGGCATCATTCCCGCATTGGTTGCAAGGCTCAAATGTGGTTTGCGTTGTCATTGGTATAATATACCCCATAAAAGTCACTTTGTCAATGGTTGTGAATAACTTTCTTGAGTAAGTTGGCATGGTCGCTGCTGCGCATTTTTTACCAAGTTACAAGCGAAAAAATCAAAAACTTACTCACAAAAAAATCCCACCCTGTTACAGATGGGACTTTATTTATTATTTAGCTATTATTTATTTGTCTGGTATTTATTTGCCTACTATTAAACTATTATTTATTTAGATGATATTTATTATTCCTCCTCTTCATCTAATGCTTTAAGGTAGTTGTGTCCAACGCTAGTGAGTGAGCGACCACCAGTGTTAATCTCCATTAGGTTATGCTTCTGAATATATAATTCAAAGTCCTGACGGATACACTGTACGGTTAACCCCGTCTTTGCAGATAGGTTGGTAAGGCTCGACTCCTTTTTCTCTGCTAGTGCGCGGAGTATCTGAATCTCAATGCGATTCAAGCCAAGAGGAAGAATACCGAGAGCGTGTTTAAGATCGTCCCAATGTTTCCTTACGAACTTGTTTGCCTTTTTACGTTGTAAATAGCTTTTCATGTTTTGCGCCATCTTCTGCGCTGCGCGAGCATTGCCACGGAGAACGGGAGCAATCTCACCAAGAAGATCACGGTCACAATCTAATTCGATAGACTCAAGGTTGCGCTGCATAATCTCACCAAGCTCATCGTATGTGTATTCCTCCAAATCAATACGGTCACAACGATCAATCAAAGCATGAAACATCTTGTGTGCTTCGGTGGTGGCGAACATAAAGGACTGACGCCTAAAATCAAAATCCATCACATAATCCTCGAAAGAAAATGTGGTGCGATTCTCTGGATTCGGATTCAACACGGTCAAGAGCATCATAGTAACGCTCTTGGGCAGTTCGCTCGATTCGTCGAACAACACGGTCACTTCCTTGTCGTGAATGTGGGGTACAACAACTTGGTTGATAAATTGAGGAACGGACTTGAGAGTAGAACAGTTAATCTCCAAGAACGTCTTTGGCTTGCCCGTCTCATCATTCATAAGGTTCTGCCCTGCTGCTTTAGCCAAGGTAGTCTTACCGCAACCCTTTGGTGCAATAAACAATAGGTGTGGAATGACGTTGGACGCTTGATAGTTATCCAAGTGAAAACCGAGCTTACGCTTGGCAGCATCTTGGCCCACGATATGCGGGAATCTGTTAGGTTGTTTCATAGTAGGTTGTTTATGTTAATAGCTTTCTTACCAGTTATCTTTTGTTACCTTCACCTCCGCAACAGGCTCAAGTTCTTCAGTCTTAACTTTAACTGGAGTTTGAGCTTCGATGTTGGTGGTGGTAGCAGCAAAATTTTCAGTATCCAAAGATAGCGTCTCTGCAAATCTGCGCGATACGATAACAGTAGCATCTTCTTTTAGAACGCGGTTGAGTTCGCGTAGGTTTACTTGAACGAAACTCCCCGCACCTTTTGTCTTTCCTCTTGCCATACTCTTAATATAACAGGTTTTTTAAGAAAGTCAACCCCTAATCAATAAATAGTTAAAAATAATTTAAAATAGTTTAAGAATCACTTTTAACAATTTGGTCTTGTATAAGTCTATCTACCTTATCGTTGAATCTAATAGCTGTATTGGATTCTGGTTTGTCAATTACAATCTCTCTAATCTCATGGTCGAGACTATCAAGCTCTTTGAAGTATATTTCTTTGTGGAAGTCCCAATATTTGGGATGCAGTTTATTAGTTTTCATTTGTCTAAAATGGAGATTCAGTGGTGGTCTTTGGAGCTTTCTCCCTCTCCCACCTCTCCGCTAACCTAATAGCTTCTTTCACTACGTCGTCAGCAACGCGCTTATCAGAAGGATCATCATAAGGAAAATTATTAATAATAATATTCTTTTTCCAATCTGGTTGGTTGCTTACGATTTCGTTCCAAGCCTTTTCATATAGTTTTGCCATTAGTTCGCTCATAGTACCTCCATAGTAAGGGTTATTTCATAAAATGCAACTCTAAAATATATTAAAATTGCTTCTATATAATAATTACATTCAAAATCATCATTATAACAATAAAAAACGCAAAAATACTCAAATAATTATTAATATTTATTCGGCGGTATGAGTATTACAATTAAAAAACCCTCCAACCTGTTAGAGTCGAAGGGCTATATTAAGACAGTACCTATTATTTGGCACTTTTGTCTTTAACTTTGGGGAGATGTTCTGAATAATTTTTAATTAATCCACTTACATTCATATTTGTAAGTTGCATCCATGACTCCTTACCATCTACCATCCATTTATATTTAGTAGTATCATTTCTTAATACCTTACCTTCACCATCAAGTAGTACAAGATTAGGGTGAGATAGATTGAGCTTATTTGCAACAGGGCTATTAGAATCTACTGTTAAAGAAATAAGATTATCATCTTTAAACTTATTAAATCTATTATTATCAAGAATAGCTGACTTAACAAGAACAGATGTCAAACTAGCTGGGCCTACTCCAAAAGGATTAAGTTCTGCATGACTAATATTTGGAGTTTCGATAACTACAAGAACCAGCTTATTTGCCTTTTTTGCTTTCGCAATGGCTTGATTAAGGGAGTCTAGTGGGTCAACTTTCGCTTCTACCTTTTCAGGTGTTTCGCGAACGGGGAGTGGGGCGCGTTCAGCACCAATAACATTAAGTGTGAACAACGCGGTTAGGATGAATAGTGTTGCTTTCATATTTATAATATACCACTTATTTCATTAATGTCAACACATTATTTTAATAAAAAAAACCCCCCCGCCACGACAGCGGGAGAGTTAGCTATGATGAACGAACAACAAACAAGGGCATAACCCTCATATATAGTCTACCAGTATTTTCTGAAAATGCAAGAAAAAATCCAAAAAGAATTTAACAATTATGAATATTTATTTATATTTATTCGCGGCTATTTGGCTTTATCTTTATTACTATTATATTTCGCTTTCAAATCATTTGTATTTGATTTTTTTTAATTGACATAAGATAAACTATATTTTAATTTATATTTAGTTTTAAATTATTAGTATTTGAGTTGTAGTAGGAGGGGTAGAAGGTAAATATAATATATAAATAAGTAAAAAAATGCTTGATATTTGATTAAATAAATGTTAAAGACAACCCACATACCTCCACTTTCCTCCATTTCGACCCCTACCTTCTGAATAAAAATAACTAATTATTTATAAAAAAAACAATATATTTGACCCCTTTTTATCCCTTACTCATCTTATATAGATGCCAGATAGTTCCAAGCACAAACCACCACATTACTATTGCAAAAAATAACATAACAACTTAACTTTTATATATTACAAAGGATGCTTTTGTATATTAGAAAAGACCCTTTTAGCGTAGGTTGCTATATTATGTAGGTTGTATTTAAATTATATTACATAGAATCTATACCTTCAACTTGCTTACCGTTCCAATACCAAGAGCCATCATATTCTTCAAGAACCTTTAGCTGTTTGTTCATTCTGATATATTGAAACCATCCCATAACGCCTTCAAAACATTTAAAATCTGCAAGAGGAAGTACCGCGACTTTTGGCTTACCGTTTTGGCGTAATTGATTTTCGCAAACCAAACGTGCATGGGTAGCGTGTTTCGGAGGATTAGGAACGCGAACTTCCCAATCCTTTTTTCCCACTGTTACTACTGGCTTTCTTTCAAACGGCATCGTCTAATCTCCACGTTGCGAGTACCAATCATCTATCGCAGACTTCGCCTGTTTAGGCGTAAGAGAATATATTTCGGAAAATTCTGCAATGGATTTTTGGTCGTACATCATGTGGTATAGACCTTTTTCGTGCCGCTTTTTTTCTAGCCATCTAGTCATGTCACTGGATAAAATTAACGACTGCATATTTTCGATTACACTCATGTTACGATAAAATTTAAAAAAATATTCAGCAAAAAAAAGAGGCGGCGAGGTTTTACCCCCGCCACACTCCCTCCTGACTAATATCCAAGCTCCTCCTTGGCAGCTTTATAGCCTTCGTCGTAACCTTGGTCGTAATCTGACTCATATTGGTCATCCCAAGAGACATAATCCTCATTACCATCATCAAGAGGTGGAGCATCAATAGTCTCGTAATGACCTACTACCTTATACTCTGAAGTACGCAGTTTTTGGCACTCACAATCGTAAGGAACACTTACTACATCGGCAGGATCAATTTCTACCACCATTAGATTCCCACCGTTATGAGCGTAGCCTTTAGCGTAATCATAGCTTCCAGCATGAAAACCAGCGGAACAACCATGACGAGCATCATCGTCTACGCCGCTACGGCGCATTTTAAGGACTTGACCAACGGAATTATCAAACTTACCGCTGTAATTGTCCGTGAAGTCGTGATTTACCCCCTTGTAGGCAAGGAAGTTGCCTTCTGGAGTAATTGGCATATTCTTATGCTCCAAAAAGGAGTATAATTCATCTACCGCACGATGAGAAGGGTTATCCATGAGCTTACCAAGGAATTTTACCAGAGGCTTGTAAGGCAAGCCTTTACGCATGAACGAAAGGATTCGCTCAACAACTAGGTTATGAATGGGTTCACCTTGAAAGTGAACATTGCCATCTTTAACCTCGATTTCCGCTTCAGCATCGAAATAATCATCGACTGCTTTATCAACCTCAAAGAGATTGGTTAAACGGTTCCAATCTTCATCTTGCAAAGCGACTTTTGCTTGCTGCCATGCAGGATGGTCGTGGTTCATTGTGTGTGCCTTGCCGTCAATTACGACTGTCAAGGATTCGTCTGTCAGGATATAAGGATTCATTTCTTTTTGTCTTTCTTTAATATCTCCTATACTTATAATATAACACTTTTTTCACTTTTGTCAACCCCTTTTTTAAGATTTTTTAAATCTTTTACAATCAAATTTACCATGTTCATTTGTCCACCGTCATAGTCATCCATTACAATCATGTTTTGTTGAATGTTTTTATACTTTTTTTCCATTTTAGTAAGATTTTCAAAGGTTTTAGAGATACGATATAGTTCCTCTACCGAAAATTCGTTATTTTTTTGCAATTTCATTTTATTCTCCTTTTTGTGTATCTATACTTTTTGAGATTGATTCAAGCATTTTCATTTCAGATGAAATCAAGAATGTTACTTTCTCCTGCATATTGATTGCCTTGTCTATTGAATCTTTGTAACTTTCAAGAAACTCCTCCCTTTCGAGGCTATCTTCAAAATTCAAATCTTCATCCACAATGTTCGACGATAAATCTTTCATCATGTTTAATTCTGTCAAAAATTTTCCAGCTATGGTCATGTAACTTTTTCCTTCGCTCAAGGCTGCCGAAAAAATATTTAAATTTATTCGTCGAGAAATTGAAAGATCATATTGCGCGGTATTTGGCTTGAATCCTTTTTTTTCGACCTCTTGCGTTACTCTTTCCATTTCTTTGCCACATAATTCAGCTTTTGCAAAAAAAACTTTTTCCTTTTCTCTAGTTTTCATTAGAAAAAATTCATAGCTTTCTGAATTTAGTAGCATTTGGTTTTTGATTTCTTCGTTCATAATATTTTTAATATGTTAAATTTTAATTGGGCGATGCGAGCCAACCTACTCAACCCGCACCGCCCGTTGTCCCTAGCGAGAACAACCTACAAGCCCCACTAGGAATTTTTGTTAGCGTTACAAACGTCGATTACGTTTATGTAGTTAGCTAAATCTTCTACCTTTTCTGGCTCAACTCTGTAACCAAAGAAGTTGTAAGTGTCGAGGTGCTTCAGCATGGTGTATTTACTGTCGATCTTCTTCGCCATGCCTTTAAGGTCGAACGTAGGAGTAATACCGTCAAGGTCTAACTCAACCTTCAAATCTTCAACCAAAACATCGTTAATTTTGTCAATGCTATCGGCAGACTTGTTGGTTTTAACCTGTTTGTCCATTTTGATTTTGCAATCGTAGAACATTTTGAAGTCGCTATCTTTCGTGAGTTTGTTTAACAACTTCTTTGTACCTTTCTCCCAGCACTCCGAGCCTTCATTGGTAACGAACTTGTATTCGCCGCGAACGAATTGAGACTCCTTCCAATCAACCAAGTCTTGCTTTATGTTTTCTACATGAGGTGCAATCTCTTGACGAATCCAATCTAAAACGTCAACCCAACCATCTTTACCTTCGACTTTGCGAGCGTGAGATTTTTTAACACCGATAACTTGCGGAAGGTTGATGTCAAACGATTCCAAGAATTTCTTTATCTTGCTCCAATGTCCAAGATCATTCAGTCTGTAACTATGATCTCTACCTTGCCAATCGGGCTGGAATCTGTCGATAATCATGTAGACTCCACTTTCGTTATCAAAGTCTACAAGTTTTTTACTCCAGCGATCTGACGCTTTGTTGTTCCAGCCTCCAACTTCATCCCATTTTAGCTCAAAGACATTGCTTGAGTGCTTGGAGTCTTTATCCTTCTGCCATGAACCATCTACACTTGGGGTGCGTCCATAACCCTCAAACTCATTGAGCTTGCGAGATGGAAGTTCGGAAAACTTCTGGATGCTTGGGCAATCGAAACCTGTTTCTTTTGCAAACTTTTTCTTTGCCTTATTGTCTTTGTAAGTTATGAGGTAAACCTTGCGTCCTTGCTCAAGTTCAAGAGCGAGAAGTTTATTCATCAAACCCCGTGAAGCTCCTTCGTCGTTTTCGACTACCAAGGTTTCCTTTTTGCAATGAATCGCGTGAGCGTGTTCCAATTTGAGCTTCTGCGACCTTTGAGTTTTAGTAAAACGCTTCAAGGTCACTTCTTCTTCTTCCATTTTGTTAGCGGAGAAGTTGTCGCTATCAACTAATTTGCCTTTGACCTTAATATTTTTGTTAATTAATTCGCGGAATTGATAAAGCCCACTTGCCATATCGTCCATTGTGCCGACAAGGCACTTGGCTTCGTAGAGCGTTTCGCATCCATCAAAATCTGTTTTGATTTTCTCTATGATTTCCTTGCGTACAGATTTGAGTTTGTTGATAACACTCTTTATAGTGTGGTCGGTGTATTGCAACTGTTCCCGTGATGCAGAAATTTCTAATCCACCAATCGGAATTTCCAATCGCAAGTTATCTTTAGCAATTTTTTCCAGTTCGCCAACATCTTCCCCTTTGTAATTCAAAGAATCAAAGTCGATTGGGTATCCAATGTTGCCCATTACCGCAACAGCTTCACCTGTTCCGTTTCTTGAGTAATAAGAGGAATAGCCTTCTGAATTTTTGAACCAAGTCCAATCGTCTCCCTCAAAAACCATTTCTCTATCCTTATCAAATTCAACCTTTTGGCCTTTGATTACAGGACGAACTTTGAAATACTTGAAGATTTCTGAAGCAGTTTCCCTAAAGGTTTCAACGTCATCTTCTTTTACAGGGATCGAAATTTCAACCCCATTTTCCTCATCACTTTCTTCTTCGCCAAGTTTGGCAATTTGTCCAACTTGAGAGGGGTCGATGAAAGCGTTGTAAGTGTGCTTTAACCCATCAACAAAAGAAGTAATCACAAAGTTATCACCATATGCAAAGGCACTCTTTGAGCCGATGCCAAGCATACCAGTTTGGCTGTTTGTGTTTCGCTTTGTGCTTTCTCCGTAGAAAGCATAAATCTCATGGACTTCTTGCTCCGTAAGAGCAGAACCAAAGTCTCTTATCTTCAAGAGAGGACTCAACAGCGTTGGCAGAGTCACTTCAATAGGACGTTCGGGGATTCCCGCTTCAACGTGTGCGTCTACACCGTTAGTTGAATACTCGCGCAATACCGCTTTATACTTATCGGAATAAAGTTGGTTGCGTAGTACGTTGAAAATGTGTGCGAATCCACCTTCTTTGATTCCAAAGGAGACAGTGTTTTTGATTCCGCTTGAAGCGAGATTTCTTATAGTAGGTTGAGCTTTCATTTTGTAGGTTTGTTTTTGTTTGTGTTTCGTCTATGTTCTTAATATACTCTCTTTTTTTGTTTTGTCAAGCGACTTTTTTAAGTTTTTTAATTTGGGGGAAAACGAGTCCGAGAGGACTCGTTCTTTCAAATAATTTTAAATAATTTCAGATACATAATCAATTACTTCCATTATTCTTTTTAGCTCATCTCTGCTATACCTCGTCCGATTAAAATCAATAAAATCATCTTCAGTGTTTATAGAAACAGTTAAACTATTTTTGATTCTCCAAGATTTAGTAATCCATCGTCCGTTTCGAGTCCTCTCTTTTCGAGAAGATGTTTCCGTTTTGCTTGGAAATCCTATATTTACAGTGGGATACTTTTTAGAAGAATTTTTCATAGTCACAACCACATCGCTGTCTTGTGCGTCAGATTCTTTTTCAATCACATCCCAAGGTTGAATCTTGCGATTTCTTTTTACCCTGCTATTTTTTACCCATTTTATTTTAGGCAAAACAGAGGTATCCATTTGATAACACTGTTCCATTATATTTATTAATATTTATTCAGAAGTTTGATTAAGCAAAGCGGTAATTTCGTCTGCCGTTTCTTTTACTGGCATAGCGTGACCATTATCATAAGCTATTTCAGTATAATCTTCCCCCAAATTGGAAGATGTTTCTGCCGCGAAAAGAGCTTGATTCCAATTAACTACGACCTTTTTACCGCTTTGATTATGAGTGAGTGTAATGATTTTCATATTGTTATTATTTTGGTTTAAATAACTTAATTTTACAAGTTTATTTTTCTGGCGTTAGGATTCCGCTACCCGCCTGTGGCATTACAACTGATGGTTTCAGCGGTATCGGCTGTCCAGTTAGCGGATCAATATGAACAGGCTTGTTTGAAGCTGGAGGAATAGCACGTTCAAGCATATCTTCTATCGAATTTTTTGGCATAACAAGAGTTCCGTCACTGTTCGTTTTTGGCGTTGGAGGAATAAGCCCTTTTAATTGAGGTACGAGTGGTTTAAACGCTTTCTCTAAACTATGGCTTTCTATTGAAAATAATATTGAACCTAAAAGCATTTTATTTTCAATATATTTAATCCTACTTTCTGGTGACATTGCCTTTATTTTTTCCTCAACGCTCATTGGGCGAGTACGTTTAGCAATAGGGCCATGCGTGGTTCGTTTTCTTTCAGCCCGTGCCTCTCCCTCTTTTAATAGTTTATTATTTTCTGCCTCAATTTCAAGATAACGATGACGAATGGTGTAATCTTTTCCTGCCATATTTCGTAACACTCTCATCTGTTGAACAATTTTAGTGTAAACTGTAAGGAGGTTTTCATTTTTTCTTCCTGCATCGTGTAATTTACTAATGAACCTTTCGCGGTCACTCAAGTGGCTCTTGGCGAGGTGGAAGCGACTCCTTAATTCTTTTATTTCTTTATCTTTATTAGCGAGTTCGATTTGTTGATTCCCGTTTGCAATAATCAATTCTTTAAGTTGGTCATTGATAACAATATCTGTTGATTTAACCTCTGGCTTAACCTCCGCTACAACCTGTTGAGGCTTATCTTTAATGATCGTTCCAATAACGAATCCTGCTCCAAGTATGGCAGCAGAAATAACAATAGTATGAATTATTTGATCTTTCATTATTTTAACTTTCTTTTAAAGTGACCCAATGTTTCCAGCAAATCACCAATTAAATCTACAAACATTAAAACCAGAAAAGGTAACATTAATAATGGTATTATTATGGCAATAACTTCTATCATATTTATTTCTCCAAGGCTTCTTTTACTCTTGAAACCACATCGTCAACATCTTTAAAGTTTAATGTATCACAAAGCTCACCATTAACAGTGTCTCCTGACCAATCCCTGCCAAACGATACTCTCATGGTCTTTGCGTAGTTTCCGGTTCCCCAATGGTGCATCTGTTTTCGCACTTCACCATTAATATGGACAGTCACCCAAGGCTTCTTCTCTCTGACATATTGAAGTCGTACTGTCGCAGCTTCAACGGGGAAGTTGGCTGTGGTTGTGCGTGGAATAACATCCTCATGGTTAATGGCTCCTTCTACTGCCAAGCGTTTTACTCTGCTATTTGTTTCCCATAGTAATCTCATAATTTCAATATACTGAATTTTTTAAATAAGTCAACACTTATTTTGCTCTGCCTAAATGTCCACGCAGATAAAGTCTTTGAAATGTTTTATTTTTACAGGTTTTACATTCAAAGCAAAGAATAAAGTTACCTTTATCACCGTGTAGCTCTTTGGGAATTATATCAAAAAACTCGACTTTTTTACCATCAATAAGTATTTCAAAAGATTGTGGAGCTTCAGCGTTAGACATTAGCCCCGTCAGAATAAATATTAAAAAATATTTCTTACACATTTAATTAATCCATGTGATTATCTTGGTGGGGGTGCTTCCTCATTTCTTCCATCTTACTTTCATGCGTAGGTAGCTTCCCTGCTATTTCTGGACGGTGCAATTCAATCATGTCTATAATATCTTGTGTTCTGTCAAATATCTGGTCGATAGAAAGCTCTTTGGGGTACTTTGCCATGTTGGGGCATCGTTCGTATATTGCCTTAATTAATTCGTAATTTCTCATCGTTCTATCTTTTCAAAGTTTAATCCTTTCGGAAACCCACAAACCAGCAAACCCAAAGTAACGTAAGGCTAAAT